TACTCATTATACCAACCGGATTTTCGATAGCAATAAAGGCGCATTCCAAGTCTGTAAATACTTTAAAAAAGTCAATGCCTTGTTGCTGTTCTCCGCTTTCTCTTTTCTTAGCAAAATGCCGTGAACCACTTACAGCAAGGTGCGTACAGGGCGGGAAAGCTATAATCATATCCCATTTCTTTACCCAATACGATACACCGCCTTGTGTTTGAAATATACCGCCATTTAAAATAGGTATAACATCCCCTTTATAATGCCATTCCGGATGACCGCCAGAGCAATCTTCCAAATCGCATGAGAATGCCTCTATCCCTAATTTGCGAAACTCAATGCATACTGCCTGACTTTCCTCACAAGCGACAAGTACTTTCATTTAAACTTGAAAAATAATTGCATTTCAAATTCCTCGATGCCGCCATTTTGAATAGAATAATCTAATTCAAATTTGTGAGTTGCATCATTATAAGATAAAACTTCAACTGAATTATCTTCTCTTAAGAGAACCTGTGTTGTTTGGCCTGTTTGTATTTTTGTAATTTTCATCTTGCTTGGTTTCTCCTTTCCCCCTCCAATCTTTCGGGGTGTGGGAACAAAGATAAAGAGCATAAAGGGTATTTGCAAATTTATTTTGATATTTTTGAAATAACATAGAAATAATAAAATAATTCATTTTGCTATTGTTTATATGAAAATTAGTTGTACCTTTACATCGTTATGACAACGATAGAAAAAATAAACATAGAATACACAGAGGCTATGGAAGCTATGGTGAGAGGTGATAAGTTAACCGCCAATCAAAAAGCGGTAATTAATATATACAATTCATTGCACGCTAAAAAGGCTGGCAATTCGGGTAAAAGAACATTAAAAAATCATAATAATAATTGGTAACATGGCAGACGAAATAGTAAAATTACCATCATTCCCGGTTTATCTTCCGCAAGATAAATATGATAAGTTTAAAGAACTTTGCAAGGCTAAGCGTATGCCTATGACTAAGATAGCTGAACAAGAGATTGATAAGTTTATTGCAAGGGAATCGGCAAAAGAACGCACCCTATAACTTTTAACCCGCACCGCGTAACCATTAAAAATAAACATATGAAGCAAGGAATTATCTATTCCATATCATGCCCTATACATAAAAACATTTTTTATGTCGGTCAGACAATGAACCTTGAAAAGAGAATAAAATATTATTTTCATGAGGTTTCGCCAAAAAGCACCCCGGCTGAATTGTATGTGAAAAAGATTAATGAAGCTGGGAATAAGCCGGTATTTACAATACACACAAGATGCGAAGAGGCTGAACTCAATATGCATGAATACGGGCTTATAAAAGAATGCATCGATAAAGGCTTATTATTACTTAACTGGAAAGGCAACAATAGGGATAATTATAATTCTGCTCGCGAATTTTATTTGGGCGTATCAGTGCCGGAAATAAATGACAAAGTTGATATTGTAGACTTAACCGCTATCGCATCATGAGAAAGTTTAGCCCCACCCAAACCGCCTGTCTCCTCGCCATTTTGATAATTTTGGGGATTGGGTGTGAGAGGCAACAGGCCGAAAGCCAAAAGATAGGACATGTCATACCAGTCAGCCCATACGTCAAACAATTGGATGAAGCACTTGAAAGAGATGTGCAGATCAGAGGTAGTGTAGCCGATACGATTCAGTCCATTGGGGAACATTCGGAACTACAGCCGGGGTATTAATAGAAACTAAACTTAAGAAAATGAAAACAGTAAAATTACCTCGCAAATTGAAGAAAGGCTTAAAGTCTGCATTATTGAAAATTTCATATCCGGGATGGCTCTCGAAAGAAATAGCTATTTGTGGAATATCAACAGAAGCAAGGTTTTTAAAAAGAAAATCTATCGCCAAATTTAAAGGAGTCGCATTAACGGCCCATAAAACGCTTTAATCACCCTATCCCCCTCTGATCTAATAGGTTTTGGATGGGTTAAAATGGATAAAGAAGTATGAAAGACAAAATCGATACATATTACGATAAGAGCGGGTGGGAAATCCGAAATGGTGACATCCTTAAAGTTCCTCATTTCAGAAGCCGAAAGCGCAATTACTATATGTGGAAGATAGCCTATTTGCTACCTGATTGGGGATGGGTTGCTATTCATTCAGGAACTTCATTTGACCCTGCTAAAATAATATTAGGCAAGCAATCATATAATCTTAGGGCGGCGTCTGACGAAAATGGGTATTGCAGCGATACTGAAATTATAAGCCGTGATATATGTTTCCCCGGCAATGCCAATGAACCTAAACGTAAGAGATTATTAACCCCAACAAACAAGTAAGTAAACCAATGGCGTATAAAAATAAAGCGAAGCAGAAAAAGCACATTCAAGATTTAAAATCTATTGGGAGGCGTAAGGATAATGAAATACGAAGGCACTATCAAAAAATGATGGCAAGTCTGCCAAATACCTTATCAACCAATGAAAAAGAAGAAATTCTAAAAAGACGCGGACAAATTTAATTGATTAAGCCATGAAACCAACCCCAATTACAGTAACCAACTACATGGGAAGACCGGTAAATCCACATCCTAAATGGTTTCAGGGTCAAAACGGATTACCTATTAGTCAAAGTGGTATTTGGGAAATGTTTGAATCAGAAATTAAGTGTCATTTCTGCCCCTCACTCGCCAACACCGAACCAGGTAAAACTATTTTAGCTTATCTGCAATGGCAATTTTGGGCACCTAATAGCCTATATCCTGAATGGGAAGATTGTGATCCAAACGAAACTTGGCGTGAGGAATGGTGCAGAGGCAACGGCTGTAAAACCCGCCAAATATGGGTACCAATAGTCGAGCAGAAAGAGGGGGAGGGGAAGCCGGATTTTATTTTAGGCGAAGAAATTACGTTTTCACAATTTGAAGGCCATGTTATAATATACTACAATGGGCAAGAAATCTTTACAATGGATCAGACTGAAATTAACGACCTTGTCAAATACTTATCTTCCCTCACCACCAATAACTGAGAAATAATGGAAATAATAATCGAAGGTCACAAGGTTGACACAAAAGATATTTGGGATGTGTCGTTGGAGAAGCATAGTAGAAGTGTTAGTGTTGTAGTACGAATTACCGGTAAACCCGATGTGGTAATACGTCGGACTATTCCATACGAAACATACCCAAGTGAATTTGCAGAAATCTACGCACCTTACGAAAAACTTTATAAATCGATCAAAGAAAAGTGGGACGCCGATAAATCAAATGTCCCAGTATTTAAACTTTAACCCCCACCCCATAACATGGAAAAGAAACAAAGCGAAATAAAAACCGCACAACAGGTTTTAGATGAAAAAGACCTTCATTGGACTTATGCCCCCAATGGAGATTACACACAACCAATGGTACACGATTGCGATTGTAGATTTTGCGAGGTAGAGGATAGGGTATTGGAGGCTATGGAAGAATACGCACAACAATTTGACCGCGAGTCCCCACCAGTAATGCCAAAGCATGCAGGCAACAGATTTGAAATTGAAAATTCAGGTAGGCCATTTCTTGCATTTGAGACGGAGGCACATATTGTTGATGACCAAAATCCGGGATGTACTATTATAGTTAAATCGGGTTACTCGACACTTGAAGAAACCTACGAATACGCTAACAAAATATTAAAAATATTGAACGATGGCAGTCTTTAGAACAGCACCGAAATGCCCTAAATGTGGCAAAGAATACAGCGGCGTATATCGTAACAACGATGGTTCATTTATTGGCGACGACTTCGTTAAATGGGATATTGAAGGACACGTTTGCGAAAAAGAGTCCACACCAGTAACAGGTACGGCAGAGGAAATAACCATGTGTGTTATGGGATGCAGACATTTCACAGGGGGAGAAATAAAACATGATAAAAATTGCCCACATTATCCTGATAGTTTAAGTCTAAAATTAGATGTAATGGAATCATATGTAGAAAGGTTGACTAAGGCACTGGGATGGGCAAGAACTGGCTATGTTAATTTAGTTGACCTTGGCATACTTGATTTCAAATACTGCGAAGACGCTAATAGAATGATTGATAGAATTGATAACGTCCTAAACAGTATTAAAAAGTAGAAAGAATGAAAATATGCAAAGCCTTTAAAATATTCCTCTACCTACTCCATTCCGACCAATGGTATATCGTTGCAGAGGATAAATATAAGAGAAATCATACTGTAGAGTGCAGTATAAATATTGGCAGTTTGGCTAAATTTGTTAATGACAGTATTGATGATGCTATAGGTCAAGACGAAATATTACAAGAAGTAAAAGATTTATTAAATTTATAATGAAGAAAATCTACATAACACTCGCTCTGGCTTTTGCAGCATTGGCCGGATTTGCGCAAACAACGAAAAAGGACACCGTCACGTACAAGCTAACTGAGTCCCAAATTATCCAAATCAGTCAATTGCTATCCTTTGGCGAGGTCGCTGCAGGTAATTCGGACAAGATTAGCACAAAGGATTACAACGCTTATCACGCGGCTGTTTTGCACATGGATTCTGTACTTCGCGCTCAGTGGGCTAAATTTCATCTGGTTAAGGAGCAACCAAAAAAACAAACAAATTAAAAATCATGTTCAAGCTTAGAAAATTACGCGCAGACAAGCACTTTGCCATTGTTGATTTCAGCGGCCCCTTTACCATATTACCTGGTTACATAATCGAATATATGGGAGTATTCTATGAATGTAAGTTTGTTATCATTCATACGCAGGATCACATCCCATACAATAATAAAGCACCGGTAATGACTGATGAACAAATACAAGAATCATTGCCTGAACTTATCGTGGAAAGTTTCCCCCTAATCTAAATTAATCATACTTTTACATAAACAAATTAAAATCAAGACAATGAGCAACAACCCCTTTCAAGACATCGGAAAATTCCTGTCAAACTTATTTCAAAAAATATTTGCCTGGATCACGGCAGCGGAGCATGTACTTAGCCCGATTATCGCCATTGCAGAAACGCTGTTAAACGCCCTTAAGGACTTCGACAGTTCGGTTGTAGGCCAAACAGTAGAAGGTATTATCGAAGCGTATATACCGGCTTCTACGGGGCTTATAAATGCGTTTAAATTACAGCTACCGATTTGGCTTATTGATTTAGGATGGATTAAGAACGAAGCAGGCAAGACACTTGATGAACAATGGCAGGACGCATTAAATTATATATCAACTATTCAAGACCCGAAAGTTAAGGCGGTTCAATTGGCTTCATTAAAAGCATTGTTCATGCATTTCTTTGGAACTAATACCGGAGCGTTGGTTAATGGCAAGCAGTTAACAATTCAGCAAATGATTGTGTTAAGTCCGCCGACCCACGATGCGGATATAGTGGCATAAGAACTAGGTGCTGGATCGGGAAATGACTAGTGTTTGACGACTCCATAAAAGTACCATCCATGCCTTCTTTTTCAGAACCGGACTAATCATCCGGTTTTTTTATTCCACTTTGTTAATCGGATTTTCAGGCTGCGGAGTGACATTAACCGTTGGATTGTCTCCTGTAACCGATGGATTGCCTAAGTTAGCCGTCATAGCATCATCTTTTTTAGAACTGCCAGATGATGAACCGAACCAATAGCTTAATACCTGACCATTAGCTGCAACCACCGCTATTAATATCTGAGGGTCTGGTTTAACTGATGTTATGAAGCATACAAAGAAGTATGAGAATGTCAGAACTATAACCAATACTGATAGGATTGATTTGATATTGGCCGATAGCCATGATTGTGAGGGCTGTGGGTTCATGTTGTTATGTTTGCTAAAGAGTTAAGTTCAGCTAATGTACCATTAAACAAATCCATATCCAAATCGCCCCCAGTAAGCTCGCCTGATATTTTACCGTATTGACTATTCTGCCAAAATTGGAACGAGTTATATCCTACAGGCAATCCCGGTGGTGAAGATTGATAAGACGCTAACCATAATCCGTTATCAGGCCATGAATGATTATTCAAATATTCAGCGAAAAAGTTCTTGTAACTATAAATAACTGGTTTTCGACCTGTCTTGGTTTCAACAATCTCTAACCACGCTGATATAAGGTCTATAAACGCTTGTTTGTCTTTGGTAATGTTGGCATTCAGATAAGCAGGAACTTGGTCTTCTACGTCAATAAAAGGTGGTAAACAGCCCGGTTTAGAGAAGTCAATACCTCGAGATAGAAAATTATCTGCTTGCGATTGTGCGGTATCGGTTGCTGTCAAGAAATGATACGCGCCTCTGATTAGTGAAGTGCCTTTAAGATGCTGCCAATAATTATTGAATTGTGGGTCTTTAAATGTAGCGCCTTGAGTTGCCTTACAGATGACGAACTTAATATCAGGGCTTATATGTGTCCAGTTAATGTCATTATTATGGGAACAATCGAATCCGCGTATCATTTATTATAGCTTAAGGTTACAGTTTCTTTAGTCCCGTCTTTATGGGTATAGATTTGAGTGATATATGTTATCCCACCAGTTGTCTTAGTTTCCATCGTGGCAACATCTACAATGGGATTAGGATTTAATGTCTGATCATGCACGAGATCCCCATTGGCCAATGTTACCCATCCACGTATCATCTCCTCCCCTGCCTTTCATCCAACTCCATGCAGAGGCCAGTCAAGAAAATGAACAAGGCAAATGCAATAAGGAAAAGTGTGAGTACCATGTCAATCAGTATTGTTTTTGAAACTCTTCTTCGGCATCACGACCCATTTACCATTGAACTTATAGGCTTTATACTTCTGCCTGTCTTTTGGCGATATGTAGGGCTTGGCGCTCATTACTTAAAGTTACCTATTCCATCCCATAATTCCAAACACTCAACATCTTATCGCCAATCAGTATGAAAAGGCAGAGGATAACTAAGCAGAACAGTAGCCATAGGAATGGATTAGGGGGGAGGTGAAAGCGGAGGTATTGATTATTCATATCAATTTAGCTACACGTTGAAGTTCGGTATCATCTTTTGCCCAATAGCATTTAGACGCAAGCGCCATCAGCACTTCTTCACGATGGGTATAAGCCCATCCAGCTTTCATTAGCCTATTCCACATCTCGATACGTGCATTCTCAGGTGTATCGGATAGTTCATACATATCAAGGCCGTTCCATGTACCGTAGCAATCCCAATGGCCTTTAAACTCTTTTACCCTAAACTGTTCTGTGAATTGCTTTGCGGTAATCTTTTTGTATGTTTTCATGTAATTAGGTTTAATCAGTCATCATTAACCAAATTGGAACACCAATAGACATTATGAGTAATGCCGCCCAAAGAAGGATGCTATAGAGCGTGGGTTTATCCATATACTAATTTAGGAAAAAGTTTTTTAATAAAAAAGCCCTCACAAATGCAAGGGCTTATCGACTTCAACAAGGCAATCTCACTCAACTTGCAGAGTCAATAGCATTCTGAGCCGCTTTACGGTCAAGTACGCATTCGTCTAATCCGTCAATGCAACGTCCGCAACATTGCTGTGCTAAGATATTTTCCGGTATAAAAAGAGTTGGTACAAAGCCTCCCTGATAACAACCCGCTATCGGTATCATATTATCGCCGTAATTATTATGATCGCTTGAATATAATGATTGCAATTCATTCAAGCGATTATACCAACTCTTTTTATATTTATCCTTTATTTTGTCGGTTTCGACCAATACATGATAGCCCCCTCTCGTTTTGAGTATATTAACAGCATCCTGATTAATAATATATTTCAATTCAGGGTAAAAGTCAGCTATCTGAAATTCCGGCTGAACATCGAAGTCAAAATCAACAAAAACAGTTCTGCTTTTAGCTTTCTGTATTTCGCTCATTATTTCTTGATGTGGATTATATCCGTTGTATTCTTTTGTTATTAATTCAGCAAGCTTTTTAAGTCCGTTTTTAGCGGCCCTTTCAAAACTACGCGGATTAGGACTGATATAAACAGCTAAACTTTCTTGTGGTGCTATTACATCTTTGACCATATAAGAACCTACCGCACATTCCAATTGCTTTAACTTTTGAAACAGAAATTCTTTATTGCAAGTAAACCGTTTTAATTGTGCCTTATCACTTCTAATATGAGTAGTTCCAGTACAATACTTTGATCTTGAAAACAGGCAAACGTAGTAGGTTTCGCCCTGTTGTAATTCTGGTAGCCAATCTATAAATGACCTTAATTTAGTTTCGTCAGCTATTATTTGATAATTCATTTCCGTGAGATTTTACCGCGTCTGAATTAACGCTTAATACGAAGATACAAAAAAGTCAGAAACCTCGCGCTCCTGACTCTACCAATTATTAACATCTACCTATAAAAAGCGCTTAGCACAGCGCGTGAAAGGCTTAAATTTTCACCGGGCCGAATAAAACTCCGTTTAAAATATAATAGTGGTCAGATGGACTCGAATTTACCGCAAAATTCAAAGTCACATGCGCCGATCCTGATCCGTTAGTACATGTTATTGTCACAGGTGTTGGCGATTGCAATGATGTCGGACTACCTTGCAATGTCCCGGTCGTGCTCGATAGCGTTATGCCAGACGGAAGCGTGCCTGATGTAATACTAAAAGTTCCAACGCCGCCCGTAGAAGCCGCTAATATAGTTATGCTTGTGTTTTGAGTTAAAACATAAATTGTTGACGGATATGTAAACGCCGGTATCTGTGGAGGTTGTGGATTGACAGTCAGGGTAACTATTGCCGTGCTTGTTCCACTCGAATTAGTCGCACTAACGGTAAATGGGGTTGATGCCAATGTAACCAACGGCGTACCCTGTATAACTCCGCTCGAAAACGTAATTCCAGTTGGTAACGATGGCGAAATTCCGTAGCTGCTAATTGGGCCTCCAGAATTTGACGCATTTAAAGTAGTTATTGGTGTGCCTACGATAGTTGTGGCCGAACTTGGGCTGTACGATATATTCGGCGCAACCACAACCGGATTGTTTATTGTGATTTGCAAATGGACAGAACTGCTACCCCCGCCGTTCACGCAACTAACAGTATACACCCCCTGCGCCGTAGCTGACAATGGCACTCCCGAAATTGCCCCCGTAGAACTCAATGTAAGCCCCGCAGGCAACGCAGGCGATACGCTAAACGTCCCATTACCCCCACTATTCGTTGGCGCACCTATCGACGCTGAAACGCCAACCGTAAAGATGTAGATAGTCGGGTTATACGCTATGTTAGGCCGTGTCGCTGTAGTCCCGCAAACGGGAATCAGCGATGCAGGCAAAATGTTAGCGGTTATATTCGCCTTCCAAGTGTTAGTGCTGAACCCCACAGGAGTGGGTGACGGAGTTGACCCGAGGTAATATTGTGTTTCACCATCCGAATACAGCACATTTAGGTTGTTGTAGTTTGTCCAGTTTGTTTGGTTATAACTGCATTCAATTTGGTTAGCATCCAATATGGTGATCGCCTGATGGGACACCGGCGCATACGTACTGAACATTTGGTTATGGTCGATCTTAATATGCGTCCCTGTGCCGTTACATTGGATGCCGGAGTAGCCCGTGTTGACGAGTATATTATTCCGGCACACTTGATACGAACCACCCACGTCACCCATAATGATCCCCGCAGCACCACTATTAGCATCTGGCCAGAAGTAATACTGACCTCCTCTTACCCAGTTCCCTATGACCTGTATAGAATCGCCTGGCAGCCCATTTGACTGGTACACATTGAGCATATCGTGAGGGTGGATAGCAATCCCTGCTATGTTCTCTACCCTGTTATTATTGATCTGGCTACCACCCCCATTAACCCCGTTAAACTGCACTGCATGCCCGAGAAAGGCGGTACTGATGCCGTTAATGTTGAGAAAGTAGTTACCATTGACCTTGATCTGCGACGACCCTGATTGCGCGTATACCCCAAAACCAACGTTAGATATATAGCAGGAATCGATGGTGATGTTTGTGCAGCCATTTAGCAGGATGCCGAAGTTGGTATTGTTGATGATCTTGCACTTGGTGATATGAACGTTAGTGACACTATTCCCTGTTATGCCTACTGTGTTCGCGCCTGCCAAGTCGATTAGCTTGCCACTTACAGTCGTGTTAGATGCGAGTGTTATCGGCCCTGAAGTGGTATACGGGCCGCAACCGGAAATGTATTGGGCGTGGGAGAATAGAGGGATGAGTAGGAGGAGGGTCAATAGTTTTCTCATGATATAAAGCTAAGTAAATCAAATGAATAAAAAAAGCCCCACTTCACAGCAGGGCTTATCAACGTTGCAGGGTAACTCTAATTAACCTACGCGGTTAATGTGAAAAGTTCTTTAGCTTGTTTGGCCTCTGTTTCGGTGGCTTCGTGAATTTCTGAAAGAGCATTAACCACAGACATGAGGTCTGAGAACATATCATTATTAAGCCTGCCAGACTCAAAAGCCTTTTCAATTAAAGCCAATTCATATGGACTATACCCAGTAGAATCTATTTGTTTTTTAGCATTTCCTCGATATTCATTTATATGAAATTCACTTCCGCACATAATGGTTGTAACGAAAACGCTATTCCAACTTGGATGAAAACACCTTATATCTATGCCCATGTTTGCGCATATCAAATTACCTACGGCGCATCCACAAATTGAATGCTCTAACGTTCCATCAAAATAAGATTTTACTAAAATTCCCACAGTCTTGTGGAATAGTTCTGGATTTTTCATTTTCTTAGAGTTTTACATTCGGCTGAATTACCGATAAACAAAGTTAGCTATTATTTACTGTCTTTTATAAACTCTTTTAACTCGGCGATCTTTTCATCCTTCCGCTCCAATTCTCTTTTCAAATCCACATTGTCTACGTAAAGTTTAATAAACCCTGCTGCAAAACCTATGATAGCCAAAACCAGAGTAATAAGCCCCGCATCCATTACTGTGACAATTGCGCGCGTTGATGGATGCGTGGAAACAACTCGTTAACGTACTGCCCGATCTTATGAATCCATTCCGGCTTATTCTTTTGTATCACCCTGTCAACGCCAAGTTCAAAAAGCCGTTCGTAAATGCCATCATCGAAATAAGCAGAGATAACAATAATATAAACGCCCTTGTTGATCTCATGGAAATGTTCAAGTGTAGAGTATAGATCATAACCAGGTACACGCATGTCGGTAATGACGAGGTCGGTATCGGCGGTGAAGGCAGCTATAAATTCCTGTGGTTGTTTGAAGGTTTTTAGATCATACACCTCATCTTCAAATACGTGCCTCATCCATTCAAGGATTACGGGTTCGTCATCGAGGCAAAGCACACAGAGTTTCATGATATGATCTTTTTCTCCAACGCCCAAATAGCTTTTTCTAAACTCTCGAAATTGCCGTTCAACCGTTCGATATCTGGCTTCACTTCTGTTCGTATAAGTTCCTTAACGGCTTCTTTCTGCTTATCGGAAAAGTATTTAAATACGAGGTCGAATGCTTTCCAACATAAACCAAAAACGGTGCAATACGGCAACAGGTCTTCAAAAAGCTGCAACCATTGATTAGTAGGGATAGGTAAATTTGCCATTTTAGCTTTTATAGTAGCCATGCTTAATGAAGTTAATAACAATCAATACCGTAACTGCAAAAACCGAGCCGTTAAAAGCGTAGAACAACTCTATTGGTTTATTTTGATGTAACACTGTGTGATGTGTAAGGATTATTATTAAATAGTTAACTAATACGCACAATATACAAATAAAATTTATATGTTCGTGATATCTATTTACAAATCCTGCCTTCCAATCAGCTACATAAAAAACGGTCATTCCTGCCGTTAGGTAATTGTAAAACAGTTTATAGGATTGAATATCGAGGCGCTTTATTTCAAATATATACAGGTTGAACAAAGCCAGATATAAGATTAGCGCGAATGTTGTTATAATGAGCCTTGCCTTCATCCTACGTCTAAAACGCATTCAGAGCCGTTCCAGTAATAACCAGCAGGACATTTAGGTGGGACTACTGTGTCCTGACTTGCCAAGTGCTTATTTACCGCTTCCTGTACCGCTTCCTGTACCGCTTCCTGACCATGCTGATTAATCAGGTCGCTAATGATTTGTTGTAAATCTCCCATTGTGATTTTAATTTAGTTCGTGTTTAAAAATATGTGTATGTTCTCCTGTAAATTCTCCGTCAACCTTACAATACCCTAACCCTAACGCGTCACATCGCAACTGCGCCTGTTCCCAACTGTCAGCCTCGATCAGCGGGCCTGCGTACTCCGCAAATTCACCTGTATGTGGGTCGATGGCTTGTATGAGTGTGGTGAAGGTCATTAGTGCAATACTATCCTTGAAATTTGATTATGGATATAGTTGTCGATGGCTGTGAAAAGGCCTGACCACTTGTTATACGTGCTCTCCGAAATAATTATATTTTTTGAGACAAGGGGATTAGCATTCCTATCATATAAAGTCAAAAATATACTGGTTATTGCAGTCGAATCTCTAGAAATCGGAGATACTGTCCACAGATATGATCTGGCGGTATCCCCGTTAATTGTAACGATTATTGGTGCCAATTGCCTATAGCCTTTAACAACACTAATGCTATCATTTAGATAGCTTTTTATTTTGGTTGTTTGCCCCTCTGCCCCGATAGCTACTATCAGAAGCAATAAGATTATCAGTTTTTTCATGTTAATATCCTTCGAGTATAATAAATCCTGTTGTTGAACTGCCCGTAATCGTCACCGCTGTTGTGCTTAAAGAAGTTACCACAGACGAAGCCGGCCCGTTTGTTGTCACAATAGCAGGCGTATTTGTAAATGGGACAGGGAATGTATACGAGGCTGTACCATTTGCTGCATTACAATATGCAATAACCTTCTTATAAGACGTGCCTGCAATTGGCTGACTATAAGTGACTGTGCCACTGGTCGAAGCATTAACCGCTGTCTGATCCGCGTTAATAGCTAAATTGCCACCTATCTCCAATCCTATTTTTTGTAAACCGGTAAAGTTTAATGCAGTTAGTGTCCAAGTAAACCCGCTACCTGTACCGCCTATATCCCCTGCATTAGCCGAAAGAACATCGCCAACTTTATAATCATGACCATTATACCCTGATGTGATGGTCACCGCTGTAACAGTATTTCCTGAGACGACTATCGTTGCGTAGGCATCGCTTCCAGAACCGCCAGTTAATTTCACATTGGTATAAGTGCCATTGGTGTAGCTGCTACCACCAGAAATAGTCCCGGTAGATGCGCCATTGTAATTTGAAAAATTTGGCCTTACATAAGTTCCTACTAAAACATCATTATTCGCAGCTGCTAATACTTGAGGATTAAGTATTGTTCCAACCCCTAAATTGCCAGTCGAAGTTATAGACTGGCCTATAAAATTGATACTTGATGTAATGGAAGTCGGTGGAGTTCCACTAGTTCCGGTTCCAGACCCATTGGTATCTAAAAATGACGCAGTTGTCGACGTGAAATATGCATTTTCTCCTGCTGCGCTGGTGCCTCTATATATTCGATAAATATAAGCTCCGTTAACAGGAAGCCAGCTTAATGTATTAGAAGAAGTACTACCAGTTGATGTAACCGAAACCTCTGAAGAAACTCCCGAGGGCTTGCCGAACACATCGTATGCCACTATTTTATAATAGGTGGTTTGTGCGGGAATAGACCCGCCTGTTGTTAATGTGAATACCTTAACGGCTGTTGGAGTTGATATATAAGACCCCTTAAGTCCTCCATTTGAAAATACATTAAACTGCCCTGATGTACCATCGCTGATTTCAAAAGACCCCTGCGGGACATTTGCACTGCTAAAAGTTGAATTAACTATCTGTGTAGATATGGCTGCAAACCCTAGCCTACTAAATTGGACACCGTTCCCTGTAGTAAAAAAAGCATTATCATTTCCAGTATTCCCGAGTTCAAAAAAGACGCTGCTTTGTGAATCTGTCCAAGCATTAGCCCGTAATCCTCTGAATATCTGATTACCTGATCCATCCTGTAAAATAGCTGCACCACTGCTGTTTCCAGAAATTACCCCATTTACTGTCAACTTACCCGATTGATCGAGCGACATCATCGTGCTATAACTTGGCGTAGATGTTGATGATGAAGAATAACGCCAAAGCATCGACGATGTATTCCCGGATACTGACGGATACTCTTGCCAATCTATATAATTATCAGCCGAACCCCATCCGTGCCCCTGCCAATGCATCGCCGGAGCGTATTGTGATGTTACGCCCGATGTAGATAATGTAGAGTTTATTAAATTGAAACCATTAGTCGGAGTAGTTCCTAATGAATTTTTAGTTATCGTTTGAGCCTTAAGCCACGTATAATTTTGAGTCGTATCTAAAATAATGACTGTTGACGGTAGTAATATACCACGGCCTGCTGTAAGAGATGTTCCCGTCGCCCCAATCGTTATCGTTCCAGGCCCATACGTTACTGTTGCTCCGCTTCCAGCCACAAGTTTTGTCATCCTAAGTCCATGTGTGGTAGGATTGAATGCCATTAAGCTATCATTAGTTCCAGCTGCATCATATTGCGTTATCTTGGTACGTCCGTTTACTTGTAGTTTAAACCTAGTCGTATCAGAAGTCGTATTCAGCAATACATTACCTGTAAAAAACTGTTTTGGCGTAAAGGTTTTTGAGCCAGTAATGGTTTCTGAGCCTGCTATGTGGACTACATTAGCGAGCATAGCGGTTGTGTCAGTCTTTTTCAAATAACCGCCTAAATTCGTTGATAATCTGCCCTTGCTAACCAATCCTGTTGAACTCGTCGTGTCCCCAACTACCTTGATTCCGGCTGTACCGCCATTGAAGGTAAACGGTACAATCCCGTACCCGCCACTAAGTGCATTTTGGGTTGTTCCCTTACCGCCGCCACCGCCACTTACTACGGTGCCACCCGTAGCAGGGATGTAGATATAAGCTATCAGGGCTTTATTTGCGGGGACATCCGGTTGGGCAGCATCAGCGCCAAGTGTACCTGAAACTTTAGTCAATACTCCCGATGCATCGCCAACGATCAAATCATATCTGTTCAAAGTGGCATCCTGTGCATCGATTGTCACATTCGTACTGCTAGCTTTTGTTATGAGCAAATTGTTCAGCCTATATACGCCGGATGGCACTGTCGCCGTTGTTCCACTGATAGTTGTTGGAGACATCCCGCTAACAATACCGTCCGGGCCAACGACAACCGAAGCGTAGTATTTAGTTGATATAGTCGAAACGGTATCCACATCCATAGTTCCAGACCCGGTTATTGCCGTGTGGCTTACAAAGCCGATACCTGGCGTAATAGATGTAACTGTACCAACACTGACATTTCCACTGCCGACCAATGAGTTTGAATTGACCGTTTTGATGTTTGTTCCGCTGACTAACGTTGCTTGCTTGGCATTTAGCGCTGTTTGGGTTTGCGCCAATGTTAAACTATTGGCAGTAGTCCTAAAAACGGCGCTATCCACTTTAGGCGCAGCGTCCGATCGCATGAAGGTAGTAGCTGAGCCATTCACGGCGCTTGTGCCTGCTGTGGCTGTTGGATTTGCGCCTGAACTTCCTGATCCTATCGCAGCAAAATTATCAACTACCCATTTTTTAGGTACCAGGGTACTGTCTTGAAAATTAGAAAAAGCTATCCCGCTATAATTAATACCCCTTTGGAATTTAGTGTCATAATATTTACCTCCTGAAATGGTATCTATGGTAAATTGCTGTCGCCATGCTCCATGCGTTTGTAATAGCGATATAAAAATATTATCAGGATGAGCATTTATTTCAGACTGTCTTTGATCATCGTTTGATTTCAGATATGCAGTTCCGGTTGCGTCGCCACCAACTATAGACGAGATACCGGTTCCGCTAATATCATAAGCCGATCCTACAAAAAAACCAGGCCCTATATCAAAATACGAACTAGCTGCGGGGTCAATGTAGGTTGAAAATTCAAGTGTATGCGCTTTTAGGTTTACAGTTCTATCCGAATTATGAATTGAATCGTCAAGTTTGTATAAAGTAGTGTCTGAACCTCCACTACCCCCACACGCTATACAATGTATCGTATCATTCACAATGCTGAATTGGGTAGTATCGAAGTGTGCAGCGTTTTTACGCAGCGTATCCAACAGCGCAACAGTCGTTACAATCTTAGTCGTATCCACACTAAACGCCTGTGCATTCAAATTCAGCCCGAATCCCGGCGTATAAATCGCCTGACTCGACCAGTACAGATGCCCTGAGCCATCCGTTTGCAATACCTGTGCTGATGTGCCGTCTATGCTTGGGAAGGTGTATTTGCCTGCAATTGTTAAAGTATCTGTTCGGTATGTCCGCGTCCATGGAGTAGCATTTTGCTGCGTTAACGGATTTGATAGTACGAATTGATTTACAGGCCCCGGCGGAACTATTATAGTGCCAGTAGGGGTAATTAATACAGCCCCTACGCGAAGATCGCCATGTGGTATGCTTGGTTCTACAGGATTGGGAGATAGCGCTCCTACGGCGATGTGAATGCCATTATTTACGCTGTCGGCATAAACCGTCTCATATCTTGAATAAATAGTATCCCGCGCTTGCAGGGTAAAGTTTGCAGGAGAAGATAGGGTATATACAATATTACTAATATTCCAACTGCCTGTACTCACCGTTAATGTTGAGCCAACGACAGAAAGGTTAAGGCCGGATAATACCTGATTATAGGGTTGGTATTGACCAAAGTCAAAGTATTGATAAGTAAGCCCATTAAACACCCACCTATGTTTGGTTGCCAAATCATAGTACATAGTTGCCTGAGGCATTTGAACTGGCTGCAATGGCTTCGTTTGAGACTTGACAACAAACGGGAGTAAAAGTAATATGTAAAGTATTTTTCTCATTTGTGTTACATATTAATAAAGACGTAAGGCGCACCTATCCACTCTATCTTAATATTATTTACGGCATTAGCGGCTGTATTTAGAGTCCCAGTAACCGTAGCTCCGGTGAAAGTTAATGTTCTACCGCCTGTCGCATCTTGGATAACGATTAAATCGCCTCTGTCACCTACTACGAAACTTGAAAACCCCATAGTTGAGTTACCAGTAAGCGTGTACACATTATAGCTCGTCTTATCGATGTCAAAAGTTACCGATGTTCCCGAAAGCACAGATGATATTCTATTTCTTAAAATAGTGGGGTTATTGTAGTTGTTATTGCCGTAAAGTAATGTTTTTGCATAACCGGAAAAATTATTCATCCCTATATAAGTGGTTCCGCAGCTATCTACATCTAACAAATATTTGGTCGAGTTCGAGTTGGCAAGAACGTTATTAGAAACATTTACATTAGTGTTATTCCTTAAAAATATACACTGAGCATCGTTGCCCGTACTGATCTGGTTGTCGTTAATCTGTAAATTCGGAAAAGTGGTTGTACATCTGCTAAATATTCCCGCAACAGTAAAATTTTCAATAGAATTAGCAAATATCTTACAATCAGCGGTTGATGCGTTAATTGCAATATCAATACCTTTCGAGTAAGACGATCCCGGAGCACCATTTAATTTATTACCCCATATCTTTAATCCGCCCCCATTTTCGTAACGTATCAACGCCAAAGTATTAGTATTGCCGTACAGCCAGTTAGCGTAAAAAGCCTGGTCGCCTGCATCCACTAAATTAACATCTGCGATTTTAACATTCCAATGATGCGAATTATAAAACAGGTTATCGTGAATGCTCCAATCCCACCCATTCTCAATATCAAAATCATTATAAAAATTAAGTATAGAACAGTTTTGCATTCTAAACCCTATGGATTTTTTAACATATATGCCTGCGCCTGCTGTTGGTGTCGTTTGATTATTTGTGATTGATAGATTATCAAACATCACATTGTCAGCATTTACATAAAACGCGTTCTTTGTGGTTGATGTAAATACTAATTGCGATACGGCATGATTATATTGCGTTCCACTGTAAACCGGGTTAACACCCCCGTAGCCCTCAAATGTAATTGCCTTAGTAACCAGTAACGTATCGCTTACAATGTATTTTCCTGCCGGAATAATTATCTTACAACCGTTAGAATTGGTACAAGCTGCTATGGCATTGCGAATGGCTGTCGTATTGTCTGTCGTGCTGTCACCTACGGCACCATAATCGATTATATTGATTACATATAAGTTTGACTGTTTCCCATTAAAAGTAGTCCAATCAGTATTTGTTAAATACCCATTTTGCGAGGTGGTTGCAGCCTGTGATGAAATAACGCCCGTACTATTATTGTAAAATATTGGTGAAGTTGCAGATATTCCTGTTCTTGATATATAATTAGAGGGATTGCTTGATTTATAATAACGGGTATCACCCTTTGGAAAGAAATTCAAAACGGTTTGAATAACGGCGGTATCTACCTTTTCAGTTACGTTAGCAGAGTTATTAAATGATCCCGACACAAGGCCCGTGCCAAAGGTTAAGGTGTTAGCTAATGTTCCGCCACCTATCTTAGCGTACCTAGTATCTCCTTTAGGAAAAAAGTTTAGTATGGTCTGTAGCTTCGTAGTATCAATTTGACTACTAACTGGCGCAGACCCGTTAAAAGAATAGGGTTGCCCTAAAAACCCATAAGTAAAGGACAGTGAATGCGTAGTGGTGCTACCCGATTTAATGGTGTCTTTTTTAATATTGCCACTCGCATCTACCGTAACCATCATATCTCCGCTTACAGGTGATTGAGGGATGGTTTTAATGCGCAACTTATCCGGTATAACTGTGGTTTGAGCAGAAGCACCCAACGTTACCAGCAGAAGTATCGCTATGAGTTTGGCGTGTAAGTTTGTAAGTCCCATTGTCCTGTTGATGAATTATCAAGTTTTTCGTATTTAGCAGGCACATTTGGCAATAATATAAGTTGCCCCCAAAGTGCGGTTGGGTATAACCCATTTAACGTAGCATTATCAAGCAATACTGAACTTGTATTAGTGATTGGTGGTGAAACGATATTTGCGCTTTCCGGCACAAAACCAGTTATTTGTATATATCCAGTCGTTAGCATACCAAATGTCCAAGTATAGCTATCCGGTTTATTTACGTCACCGCCTAAATTTACTATTGTTGGCACTGTACCCGTGTCTTGCTGTACCGTAGCGAATGCGTCTGTAGTCACAAAAAGTTCAACAATAGCATTATCGCCATATCTATCAACGTAAGTAGCTTGGAAATTACTTAATGACACCGTATCGACATTCTCAAATATAATTCTGTCATAATTAGCCTGCGCGTTAGTTACCGCAGTAACGTCATATACTACAGTTGAATTTTGGAAGTTCGGATCGAGATTGTTTACCGTAGTATCAAAACCTACCAGACTGTTAAGGCAGTTATACAGTGTCACAGTAGTCGTTGCGTCATACTGGCCTGTATTGTACTGATACTGCAAGGCATTTATATTTCTGTTTAGCCTGCGTATACTTGCCCAACTCAATTCATCATTCCCGACTTTTAACTGCGCCAAATTAGCTGTACACTGATTTGCCATGAGCAAACTTGCACTTAGTAAGGTGTTTTCTATGGATTGTGCTGATGGCATTAGCTCCCTGTAATTATAGCGTTTGCTGCAACAATATCGTTATTCGCAGCATTACCAAAACCGCCTAAGGCAAGGCGTAGTGCTGATGTGTTGTATAGCTCTGCGATGTCTGCGTAAGTAAGCTGTTCAGAACCGCAGTTGCAACTACAGCCTAATTGGGCTATGACATTCACGTATGTGCTTAAATAGATGCCGTTAGCTAAATAGTTCCTAACGGCCTGATAAGTACCTGTATTGTCAGTAACATCCAACGTAAATGACCAGTAAGCGTCTGCAGTTACCGGGTATTCAGCGGTAGCCGATGTAGGCGAGTCTATCACCTGCACTAAATCACCCAATGAATTGTATACGGTGAATGTACGGGCTGATACTGTACCTAGTCCGGTGCTGGTGTCGCTTAGAGTTAACACATTGCCTGCGGGGTTGCTCGAAACGCTCATTGATGCTACTACTGCCATTTCTTAATAGTTTAAATAGTTGCGCCAGCAATGTACAGAAGGGCACTATAGTCTAAATATGCGTCTGGTATTTGCAATCTTATAATAAGAGTGTCTCCATTGGCTATACCTGAGTCAATTGAACCGAATAGGTATGTGTAAACCGGAAGCCCCGCTACGTAAGATAATGTACATGACACAACATTTACCCCCAATGTCAAAAACTTCCCTGCATTAGTACTCCACACGCTTTGTAACGAAGACACTTCAAGGTCAAAGCCAGTGATATTAGAAAACGTTAAGGTCTTTGCTGAGGTGCTTAAGGCCCAAGTGTAAATATTGTTCTTATTACCCGCTAATACTGTTGCCATTGTCTTATTGTTTAGGGGTAAATATAGGGAATTTATTCTTCGACTTTTTCGATGTCATAACCCCCTGTTTCAGAGTTGTGGTATTTGGACAGGACACGACGTTTACTAACTTTTGACGCCATAGATTTAAGCCGTTTAGTCAGTTTCTCTTTTTCAACTTTATTAGTCGTTTTGGCTATCTCCAACTTGATAGCTTTAGCGCCTTCAGTTTTCATAAAGTCGTCGTAGAACTTTTGACGTTCCTGTATCTGTTGGTTGTTGAGTTTGTATTCATGGTCGCCAATCATAATCTTATCAAATCCCGGATGAGGATTTTTTATAGGAACTTGTTCTCTAAGCCCAGGAATCCCCTCTTTTACCGCATCAAGAAGCCCTTTTGGTGAACGTTTTATTGGTTTACCTTCCTCGTCTTTATCGGTATATTCAGCTATATTTTTAACATCCGGTGGTATCACCAACGAGCGTAACATATCACCTGCCCACGATGCCGCTTGTTGTCTGCCCTCCAATATACGCGCTACATCCTTTGGTGCTGTAAAAAACGGGGTGCTTTCAGCTAAATCTCCTGCCTCTGCCACGCCTGAGTCAGCCAATCCAGTGGCTATACCCTGCGCATCTTGCGCCCTTTTTACAGTAGCACCTAATTGCAATATAGATAGTAGCGGGGTGTGCGTCAAAAAGTGAGGTAATTCAACGCCAAACAATTTAACATCGTTTGATTTCAACCCGTATTTATCATCATTTTTCCCCTTAGTATACAGGCCGCCAAATGCTTGAGGATTTAAATATCCTAATGTTAACAATCCCATGCCTACACCTTGTCTTTTAAATACGCGCATAACATAATCTGCCTCATATGGCTCAAGTTGACTTATTCCTTTTCGCATCAGTGTAAATGCGACTCTTGCAGCTCCCAACACAGGTACGTATTGTGACTTTTCAGATAAATAGTTAGTAGGCACTTTTACGATTGGCAATAGGAATTTTAATACAGAAGCTGATATTTCGCCTGTTTTTCCGAAGCCTTTTTGCTCTAAAGCAGGTGATTCAAGGTAGCTTAATAACATCCTATACGAGTTATTCGCTAAATTATCATTCATGAATATGGCCCTGTTCGCGTCTTTGTACGCTTCGATGCCAATACTCAATTCAACCATTGGGTCATTTACATTAAGCCCGTTTTTTTCAGCATATTCAGTCCGTAATTTTACAGACCTGTTAAATTCATTGTATTTTGCAAATTCTTTGACGGCACCGTGAATATTACCAAATATATTCCACAGCCAATGGCCAACCTCTGCATGTTCTTTTTTATTGCCATATAGCAAGTCAAGGTTGTCTAATTTCCCATGTAGCTTTTTATTGGCTTCTTCCCATGTATTTTTATCCCAAATAGATGAAAAAGCCGATTTTTCAGCGCTTCTTCTAAATCCTGACCCTTCGCGTGGTGCGCGTTTTGCAATTTTGGGCACAAGACGGCGTATACCACTACCTGCAATTTCGTGTAATGGAGTACCAAGTACTCTATATATAGCCGCTGTGCCTATTTTGACAATTGTTGGTATGGATGTCAACAATAAGCCGCGTCTGTATTTAATTAGGGTATCAATTGTTTTTTTAGTCTTACTTCTATTAGCAAGCCTATCTTTTTGAAGCTCCAATTCAAACTCATGCCTGACGCGCTCTAATTCAGCCTTTGATTTTTGGGCTTCCCTATCCAATAAAGTTGGCGCTCTTTTCGGCGTTGGCTCAAAATCTTTCTCTGCTATCCTCCGCTGATATTCTTTTATTTGGTTGACTGTACGTGTTTTGATGGCTTTAAGTGAAATTTCGGGCTGCAAAAGTTCACGTACCTGCTTTTTAAGGTCTGCTATTCCCGAACTAATCTGCGCCTTTTTACGTTCTGGTGCTCTGTATTCTTTTGCCTGCAAGTCCTCTAACTTAGACAGTAATTTGGCCTGAGTTTTTAGTTCGGCCAACTTCTTCTCCAATTCAGGCTTAGTTTCGCGCTCTACAGGCTTTCCGTAACCGCTTAAAGCGTCGCGGATAGCGCGTTTGTCATACTCCGACAATTGCTCATGTATCTTATCAACCAAATCTTCCAATTTATCAATACCCTCAGCAATGTATGACTTAGCCAGCTTTGCCAGTTCAGGTGAAATTTTGTACAGTTCCGCTACCTGCTGCGCGAATGGTATGGAAACATTCAAACGCTCAGAAGTACGTGCAATTTTTAATTTAGCGCGAATGTCTTGCACTAACTTTTCCCGTGTTTCTCCGCGCTGCTGTGAACGTTGCCCTCGTGCCTCTTTCCTTGCCTCGGCCTTCAACTTCTCAATCGCCTGCCGTTCTTGTAAATCACGGTTTTTCTGCGTTAGTTTATCAATGGTAGCCTGATACTCCTTCTCCTTTTTGGCGTACTCCTCATGTACCTTACGCAAATCCTCCCGCTCATCCGCCGTCAACTTACGCCCCAAAGCCACCCGCTTCTTCGTTTCCAAGTTAGTCAATGACATATCATCCCGTATCATCATTTTACGGGCGTTTAAGCCTGCTGAGGTCTTTGAACCAACCTTGCGCGACACTTCCTCGATCTTCTGTAAATTATCGCCTGCTGCGTCTAATTTGGCCTCCAAATCGGTTGTATCATGCCCGGCATCCTGTGCTTTGACAATTGCTTCGTTTACGCGGTCGTACTTATTTTTGGCTTCGGCTAAAGTGTGGGTAATTAAAGCCACTTCGGTATCGTCTACCGCACGTGGCTTATTATGCAATTCATCTACCAATTCACGCCCTGCATCGGGGTTTTCGTCGAGTTTTTTCATTGCGCCATCCCAAACCGTACCGAAATCCTTACGTGCTTCGGACATGATTGGAGCCAGACCTCGTTTCTCCCTGTCTGTATCTATTTTTTTGTTTTTGATGGACGTTTCGGTGCCTTCTTCTTGTTTGACTTCCCTGCTACGTTCAGGGCTATTGCCACCGCCTGCCTCTGTGGCTTCCCTGCTGACATTTCCGTTTTGATGTTGGTCGATATTGTTTTGCGGCTCGACCCTTTCTGTAGTGGCATTACTTACTTCTTTTTGCCCATTTTCTTCATTGCTGGCTTGGCTTTGGCGGTTACTTTCTTCATCGCCTTTTTGTCCTGTTTCTTGTCCATTTTGCTGTTCTCGTATTTCATTTTTTTGCTGTTTTGATGTACGTTCTAAATTTTCCAAATCATATCGTGACGGACTAATCTCCTCGCGAGTCCCGTCTGTAGTCTTATAAAATTTGCCTGCTTCCTCGTCCTTGCTGTAGGTAGTTCGCTTCCCTGTTACGAGTTGCCGTATCTTATCATTAGCCTGGTCAATCTTATCAGTCAAGTACTGCTCATGTGAAGACGCTGTTTCTTGCAATGATGGGTCAAGTTGGCTACGTTGCGATTGCAATTCATCCAAATCTTTCTGCAAATCGTTTCTGTCCAGTACCAATCCAACTGCCTTTTCTTTCTTCGGAGTCGCCATGTCCGGCGGGAGTGACTTAACTGCGCCTGCAATTTTATCTACATGGTCTTTGGTAGCCTGTACTTCTTCAGGTGTCCATCCCTGTTCCTGACCATGTTGCTCAAGTGTAGACTTCACGGATTCGGTATCGTTAGGGTGGTCAAGCAAGTGTTCAACTACGCTATTTTTGTAATTAGATAGGGGAGTTAATTTAGTCAGTTCACGACCCATCGGTATAGCAGCAAACAAAGGCGCATCTTGCGTAACCATTTTGTACTCATTCGCGGCCAAATCGCCCGGAGTTTCATTGAATACTGGTTTGTTATTAATAGCGTCTACGGCCTTGTGCAGAGCAAAATTGCCTACGTTGAGTTTGGTTAATGATGAAACAGTATTATTATAGTGTGACAACGCCTCTAATGGAGCGCGTTTTAATTTTTCAGCAAATGTATTAGCACCTTTTTCTAAAAGCGACTTAAATTCGGTTGATGACAGGTCTTTTCCTGCTGACTCTTTTAGTGCATCTAAAGCAATTCCTGTCGCAACGTTGCCTTTTAGAGCAGATGGCAACTTGCCGAATATTTTGAGGTCTGACAGCGCCAAATTCACCACACCAGTACCCTGTATGAGCGCTTCTTTTGCGATAGGATTGTCGATTTGCAATTTATCAGCCAAATCTTTACCCTGACCTACGCCTTGCAGAAACATTAATGCCTCTGGCGCTTTTGAAGCCGCTCCCCCTGCTATGGCAGGTGCAAATTCTGCCGCCATCCCTGCCGCTGATAGGACTTTACTATTTTCAGCCTGTGCAATATCATTCTTCGTTTGGCCTAAGTTAGCTGCCTCGGATAGCTTGCCCGTGACAATGTCATTACCAATATCTGCTGCGGGGCTGCCCATAGCCTTATTCCATTCGTGCGTAGCACCCTTAATAACATCTACTGTTCCGCCTAATGCTTTGCTTGTCAGATATTTTGTAGCTCCCACAACTTTACCAACCGGAGTATCCATAAATTTCCAGTGCGCTATTTCTTCGTCTAAAGGTTGGCGCAGTTCGTCCGGCCGCCTGTTAGCTGCCTGACTTATCTTCTGCCATGTCTCTTTAGTTTGTGGGTCAAGTTTTGCATAGTCGCTTTGTAACTGCTTATTAGCCTTATCTACAACAGCTTGCCTATTTGCTTCCTGCTGTTTTTTTTGGTTGTCAATATACTCTTGTATATATGGAACAGTAGATGGCTCAGTAAGCGTCTGGATACTTGGGATAGTCCCTAATCCACTTGGCAATGAGGGTGAGGTAGAGTTTGAAGCGGGCGAACTGGGATTTTTTTTTACTTCAGACCCGCCATATTTGGCAAATGGGTCGCCTGTCGAAGTGGTTTTTACTTCACTTCCACCATACTTTGCAAATGGATCACCTTCAAATTCTTCTGCCATTACTCGTTTAATAATTCCGCATCGGGGTATTCACTCTTAAACTTCTTTAAATTGCCTACTGGTATCTGCCCTACTTTCCCATTTAGCCGCACTTTAACCATGCCACCTTGTTGCGACTGCTGCTGTCCGTAAACAGGTGTTTTATTCAGCCCACTCAAGGCTGTACGCACATCTTTTTGATTGGCTACGTTTTTAGGCAGGTTTTCGTAAGGAACGAGATGGCTTGAAACGACATCTGACCCATCTGCTGACTTTTGCTGAACATGTACCATGCGTTTATACACCACATCATTTGGATGCTGCTTAGCCCAATTAGGCTGCGCTATTTGTCCAGTTACCTTAGATACAGGAAAATCGCCTGCTCCCACTATGGAATAAGTATCAGATGAAGATAAGGACTTTTCTGGCTTACCTGTTTCTAAATTCACCCCGACTGCTCCTGCAAAGTTTTTGTTAGGCAGCGATAGCGGAACATAATTTGGTGCATGAACTACGCCAGTTCCAGCAAATGGTATCGTTATACTTTGCGGCTGTGCAGGTGGGCCATTCTGCGCGTTAGGGTTATTTTGCCAATCCCAAAGTTTATGTTCGTAATATAAATCTGGCCTATAATTCGGCTTAAACTCAGGCTTAGTCTTTTCGTTAACCGCTGTTTGTAACTGCCCATTTGGCCCAACTGTCAAATCTCCTCTATCTATAGCATTCTGACGTAACCTGAGCATCATAGTTTCCTGCGGGGTACTTCCGTTTATATCGGCATACCTCTTGTCAATACTTGCTCGTATGTCAGGTGAAAGAGTATACATGTGAGCATGTGTAGCTAATAAATCCCCCGGCTCTACCTGGCGTTCATTATGCACCACTACACCTGTTTTATTACCTTGTCTGTCTCTGCCCTGTGATTGTATAGGATTGCTCCATTCCTGCTGCTTAAGCGCCTCTTTATTTGCAGCGTCAAAACCTTCATCTACTTTCGTATGATCGATATAACGCTCTAACCTATTGTAATTATTGCCCGGTATAAAATCAGAATGCGACATTGGTGACTGCATGGATTTTATCAGTTGTCCATGTGCCTCATCGCTAAACATATGGGGATTCTGAAGTAACATATTAGATACGCCATGCTCATTAGCCGCCTCTTTTTTACTCTCGTAAATGAAGTTATTCAAATCATTGTATTTCTGCTGCGCTGTTGCTAATTGATCTAAACGCTGACGGGAATTAGTCGGAAGTTGATTGGCCTGCATCTGCGTCTGCTTCCAATCGTTGTATTTATTGATATAATCCTGCCTATCTGCATCGCGTATGGCTTCAGGGTTAAGTTTGGATGCCTGATTTATTAAATCCTGATCCTTCTTAGCCTGTTCTGCTTTACGCTGCGCAAGTACATTGGTAAAAGCCTGTATAGCGGGAGTTGTATCCCAATACGCACTTTCGCCAACACCGGGAGCGATATTTAGATGATTGCCTGCCATTAGAATTGCTGCCAGTTAGTACCGATGGGGACAGATGGTTGATTTTGATAGCCCAATCCCGGACTGTTCCAAAACTGTTGTGGTATTTGCAGGTTGGTCGCAGTTCCGGGTGCTAAACTGGTGGAACTTTGTTTCCCGAATCCTAAGTTATTACTTGCCAAACCACCTGCTAACCCTGCTGCGCCATTCAGCGCATTATTCCAATCCTGATTAGAGGCTGACCGTAATGCCTGCGCCCTATTAAAGTTTTCAGAATACTTATCGAAGTCATTATACTGCTGCGCCTGCAATTTTTGATTCGCAATGGCGTTATTAGCCGCCATCACAGACCGATTGCCCTGCTGTCTTGCCAAAGCATCCTGTGCGTTAAGTTGCCCTATGGAATTATTTCCTGCCCGAACTATAGCCGCCAAGTTACCGCCCGGATTACCAGAATTACCCAATGCCGATACCGCGCCTGCTTGATTTGAAGCAATAGCGTTCTGCTGCTGGTTATACGCCTGCTGCGGCAGACCTATTTGAGCCATTTGTTTCGCTAAAGCCAAATTCTGCTTATACTCATCAGGTATCTGATAGGTTGGGCGCGAGTTGCTTTTTTCAAGCTGATTGGCTTTGCGAGAGGCCGATATTCCTTTAACTATACCAGTTCCTAATGAAATTGCGCCTATCCCAGCGCTAACAGCGACAAATGACATCCGTTTTTATATTTAGTGCATTATTCGACCAAATATAACAATTAAGATGTAATGTATTTATTAATCAAATTGTACTGCTTTACGGCCTCTTGGTAAGCGTATCTAGCTTCTTCTTCTGTGTTATAACATCCTAGTCCAAATGGCTTGCCGCCATTAACGAATATGGCTCTCCATTTTTTATTATCTTTTCTCCAACTTACCCCTGTGTACTTTGACGTCTTCTTTGATATATCTACAGCATGTGTACTATTCTCTCTTGCCGACACCCACTCTAAATTATCAACTCGGTTATCGAAATTAATACCATTAATATGATTAACTATGTATTTGTTATTGGGGTTAGGAATAAATGCAATCGCTACCAATCTGTGTATAGAAAAGTCGCATAATTTATCATTTTTATGGAGTGTTACAGCCAAATATCTTCTTCTTTCCCTCGTGGCTAATAATTGAGGCTTTGTATTTTTAACTCTACCTAAATTACTTACAAAGTACTTTCCCTCGTATCCTACTACGTCTTTCCAAATTTCTCCCTCTAAATCAATTACAGGAGGCCAGTCTTTTCTTTTTGACATAATTCGCAAGTATTAAAAAAGCCCATCGACCTTTCCCCGCTTGCGATCAGGTACTCAGCCAATGGGCTTTAAATGTTTTTTATTATCAAACTTCCTCGCAAGACATTTGATATGTAAATATACTAAATAATTTCTCTTTCTTCAATTAAATCCTGTTCAATTCTCATTAATAATGCCTCTTTTTTAGCTTTTGACCAATTATTTTCCTCTCCGGTGATATACGGCAACAAATGAATTGTGGCCCATCGGCAGTCCTCAACGATATGAAGCACTCGCCTTGTTCCGGCAGGCGTCATATCAATATAAGGCGCTTCTATCAGCCCAAAAAAGTCATCCGCCTTATTATAAACAGCAACTTTTCCCTCAGTAACAATGAAAGGATGCTGAGTTTTATGAATCTTGCTTATAACAACCGTTTCGACTTCTTCGCCCTTTGAATTGATGCTTTTAGAAGGCATAAAAATCTGACGCACATAAACCCCTTTCAAGAAAACATGCTTCAAAGGACAATCTACTGGCTCAAATTGTGTCAATGCTACTTGAAACAAATCAAGTTCTTCATCTTTGCTGAGTTCAATAGATTCCATCTGACCAAATATAAGTAATTATCGTGAACCAATTGGCGAATGTCTACTCACCACATTTATAGTATAAAGCAACAAACTTTCTGCTCCGGTACTGATTAACTCAACAATAATATAATTGCCGCGAAGTACGTCTCCGTCCAACAGCCCCGTGTTGGCATCCCTGTTGAAGTTGGCAGCATATACGCCCTCCAACGCTTGCACATTCACCTGTGACACTCCGTCATCCAAAAATGATTTCACGAAGTCGATTGAAGCCAGCTCGCTTATTTGCCCCAAACTCGTCTGTATGCCATTGAAGGTCGTTATCATTAGTTCATTGCACTGTATTGACAGAGATTGGAAAGTTTTTGGTACAGCAGGCTCGATATTATTTACAAATTGTATGATAGACTGATACTGTACGCCATAAAAGTTGTTCCGACTATCGCTTCCGGCCTCATGTACGTAAATATCACCATCAAAACCGCTGAACACCTTAGTAAACATCGACATCGCCATTTCCGGTATGTATGAATAGAACGATACCCATTTCTTTGTCTTTTCGCTGAATGAGATGGTATTTTGCGCCTTGTTGTCGTTGATTGTTTCAACAAGCCGGATGGTGAAGTTGGTAATGGAGCAGTTCCCGTTAGAAAAAATGGAGAGTTGGGTGTCAGTCGCCACTTCTGTTTCATGAACCCATCCTGTAGTCGAGTGTGACGCGCCAATATTGGTTTCTACGATCCCGCTTGTTATGGTCAATATCTCAAATGTATATTCGTAGGTAGCCCCTATGGTGAGCGGGTAGCCAAGTAAGTAGATGCTGCCACTATTACAAGATTCGTGCGACGCTATGCTACCAGACACACTCCATCCTGTTGACCGGGCGACGGCAGTCAGCAGAATTTGTAATTGATTGTTCTCTATTGCGGAGTAAGTTGGCATTACATTGTTATTAATGTGAATAATACAGGAGTCGGATCATTTGAAGGAGAGCCTAATGTTAATGTATAAGTCCCCGGCCCAGTAAAAGGCTTGCTATCTATTAGTACACTATTTACTTGTAAAGCTACGTAAGTATGCCCTGGTATCGCAGGCGATCCATCCATAATCATCTGGTAAGTACCCGCTGTTAGCGTCGTATATGCCGTTGTAAGTGATTGACCCGGAACTAAATTACATGGATTATATCCAGAAGGTATGCCACTTCCGCTTCCATCCAATACACTGTCTATCGTGCCTCCATATTGAGCATACGCCGTAAAGTGACCAGACGCTCTTGTGGTAACTGTAAATGTAGCACTTTGACTATCAATAGTAAGCGTACAGGAAGTTGCTGTAGTTGCGCTCCCTGAGCTTGTCACTTGAACCTGAACGCTGTCTCCCGCGTTAACCGTTCCCGGTGCGTTTGTAAATGCGCCTCCGTTAATAGAATAAGCCGCGCCCGGATCACCAGTGATAGAAATAGTTACAGGATAATCATTCCCTGCCACTCCTATAGTATTGCTATTTTCTAACGTGCTTAACGGAACCCCTGTAAGTGGTGTAAATGCAAAAGGATTTACGCTTCCACTTCCGGCAGTCCAACTAAAGCAAACGTTTTTGGTTACTGTCCCTACGTCTGGAACGGGAAAGCTGATAACCATCGTGTCCGAGCCTACATAGTTAGCATCTGGCGTAAGCGTAACAACTCCAGTACCGCTGTCATAAGACGGGGTTGAGTGCGAAGGTGGCGTAGCAATAGTTATATCACCCGGTGCAATGGTATACGTCTCTAAATACTGCCAGTTGGCGGAGCTGAAAGCGAACGTACTAATAATACCACCCGGCTGTTGAATGGAAATAACATATTCATCATTAAATATGTCATACCACCCAATTATTTTATACCCCAATCCAAATGCAGCTTGCAATGTCGTTTTGAAATATTTAGACATTTTCAGCGAAATAGGGAAGCACCCATCACCTTCCCATCGTACAGGCTGCGACCTGTTAGGATCAATCCAGTAAATAACGTTATTGTAAATGGCCACACTCTCCTTTGCATCGCCTATTCCGATGTGTTTACTCGTTGTGTACCGGATAGGGTTAAATAGCTTTTCACTAACAGCAACGGTGGTTTTCTGCAATGCGTCGGTATACACGACCTGATAAACTGGTATAGAGCCGTGATTTAGCTGCTGGAGGATCACCAACTCATTATTCACTTGCAGCATCTTCACAATTCGCCCGTAGTTAGCTGATGTTTGGCCACCTTGCACTCCATACACATTTTCAGGGTAGAACCTTGTAAGCCCATTTCGCTTACTACCCAATACGTAAGTATCAGACCGTGTAATAACCGCCTTTCGTTCCGTTTTTTCCAGTTCGTCATTATAATAGCGTGGACGCCCGAATGAACCGAATGCGGATGGGTAAAAGTCCGAATAGTTAAAATCAGTTGCTAATACATCCACAGGTGGATTGGCGTAAGGAAGTAAAGCATCCGGCATTTGCCGGGTCTTGTAATAAACACCACCAGAAGCGAAAGTTCCTGATAATACATCGTGCTGCCCGTTAGTGATCGTAAAGCGCTCGCCAACTTCGTAATAAACCGTCCCGTTCAGAACCGCCGACGAAGATTGGTCTTGTGGCGCGGGAGAATATAGCCTTAAAAATATATTCAGCCCATTTATTTGTTGTCCATTATAAAGCACGTTGCCGCCAGATACCGTGAAGGAGGCTGATTTTTCTACTTTTACGATATAGGATGCTGCATCGAACCCGAAAACAGACAGGTTTACGCATGGTTGGTTGAAATATTGTTTAGTTCCGCTGCCGTCAATATAATAGTGCAAAGTACACCTGTCATTAACGACATATTCATAGCCTAAAATAGTCGATACGCCCTGTGTCGCGTATTCGGAATTGAATAACTGCAATGGGTTAAGTGAAAAGGCAAGTATATTTCCGGTGGAAGTCAGATCGCCAAAGTTTTTCGGCAAGACGTTCCAAAGCTGCCCGTTATAAACTACGTAATCCCCGGTATCATATACCGCGCCGTTGCCCAAATCATGGTAAGGCGTAAATTCAGGACGGGCAGGGGTTGTTACCTGATAAGTGTCACCTACTTTGGCGCTCCCATCATTCACAGCCAATGTTGGTGTATTGGTAGAAGCATTCCATGTGCCTTTGAAGTTTAAGATCGTAGCGGTAGTTTCCACTAATTGCGGTAATGCCGGTTTGGTTAATAGCCATTGGTAGTCTACTGCTCCGGCGGGTGCAGCCACATCATTGATAGTCCATGAGACTTCCACTGCCTGCCCGTTGACCTGCGCCCTCGACGGGGTAATAAATTGAAAGGAACTGTCTGTGCGCAACGGGAATGGCGTTCCATTGCTGTCCCTGTAAGATAATGCCGCCTGATAGGGCTGGTTATCCAATACGCTTTCAATTGAATTTGCTACAGTAGCTCCCGCAAAAAATAGCTGTATCGCTATATTCTGCATGGTAAAGTAAGGATCGTCCGTCCACGTGATACTATTGGTAGTATAAGAAGAACGCGGGAAAAATGGCGCGAATGCAGCAATTACTCCGGCTAAATTGCCATCCAATGCGCTTGGAACAGTGTAAGTGTAGTTTTTAGTAGAAGCTGAATTTCTAATGTCATATACAACGACGATGATCTTATCGCCTGTATGTGGAGTGCCACCAAGCGTAAAACTCATGATCCGTTTATGATCGCCTGCTCCACTGCCGGATGCGCCAGGAAAATAACTCAATACCTTCAGTGGGTCGGGATACGTTCCTGCCGGAATATCAATGTTGGGATCATACCCTATACCAGTCACGGTAACACTTGTGGTTGGCCTTTCATACCCTGCATGAATATCCGCGTTGGCTATGATTGTGCCATTTACAACCTCTGTTGCACCACAAGGCCATATATAGTCATAAAACAGGTCGGTTTCAAGTGGATTGACGGGGATGGTAATATCATTATTATAAAAGGCGAAACTATACGTATTTGTCCCGGAATTGTATGCCTCGTAAATCTCATTATCTACATCTACTGCCGAATGGGGCAATGCGAGTATATAAGACCTATCAACCGACTTAATAATGTTGAAAATATTAGTCCCGAACCTGCATGCTATGTTTAAAGTATTTGCCCGTTCAGAGCCAATGTTTACGCTAACAACAATGTAATTATTTTGAGACACATCACTTCCTAAAGATGGGGTATCCTGCTGATAAGGGACAATGCGCTTTGACCACGTACCCCATGCGGAATAGTTAAATTCAGCATTAATATACTGAACGGTAAATTGCGGTAATAACGCGAAAAGGTCATTCGATGGCTGTCCGTTATCGCTACCATACGTTCCTGTCGGTGGCGGTAATATTTGCGGCTTCAGCAATGCCAAGTCTTCAGCTATTAATGTACCGTATCCACCCGCAAGCAACTTGGTTAGATTCGTATACCCAACAGGCGCTTTCCCATCGTTCCAAATCAGAAAATCATCATTGACTAATTTTATATCCAGTACGTAATTATTCGGAGACAGCGCGAAGATGCCCACGTCGGCGGAGTCGGTCAGGTTTTCAAAGGCTATTGTCAGAACATTGGTATCGTAGTCCAATACTGCTATTTGGTGAAATCCTTCTGAATTGTAGATGAACCAAACGGATTTACGTATTTGCTCAAATCCCTGTGCGCCTACAATCTTATTGATGCCCGATGGAAGTGAGCCTTGAATTAGGATGTTTGATTCGATGTTGGTGATATAGCCATCTTCGCCTGAGACAGTTCCAGATGCTCTTATGTTGTATCCGACGATGAAGTCCGGGCGCTCTATGCGAGGTGGGGCGTCGTCGGTATTCATACCCGCATGGTAAAACTGTAAAAGGGAGTTGATTGCAGCCATTCCTCAAATTTAACATAAAATAGGCAGTCATTTTTGGGCATAAAAAAAGTCCCCCGGATCGTGTATCGCATGGAGACTTCTTAAAAACCAAAAACTACTTCCTTATGAAAAACATTATAAATATAAATAATATCTCATGCTTTTGCAACCATTCTCCAACTTCTGCGCTCAATATTTTGCATTTCGTTAAGAATAATTGGGTTTAGTCGCATTCTTGAGAGGCGCTTCTGATTATAATAGTCAAGTTTAAGTTTGTTTTTCTCGCCAATACCTACATTCTTCTTATCAATCTTATCCTGCCACCTCAGCCAACATTTCACTGCTTCCGCCATACGTATATCTACGGGGTAATCATCATTTTCCTCATCACTGCCGTCCGACATATACTCAAGCAGGAATTGAGTCCAGTTAAAACGCTCATTAAAAAGTATAATTCGATTAGTTTCGTCAATCTTGTATTCACCTACTTCTGCTGTTCCAGAACCAAGCCCGTATAGATTAAAAGTCGTCCCGCTATACCAGTAGTTAAGGTATGCGAAAGCGTTGTAGTCAACCAACCCACCATTCAAGCCTGCATACCATCCGTAAGTCGGCAATGTTGGTACGCCAGTGTTTCGATTGGTGGTTTGAGAAAAGTACTCGGCGTGATACATGGACAGACGATTATTGAGCTTAAATGTTGCAATCTCACCGTATGAGTTTACAACACCCATTTTGGATAGGGTTACATAGTCGCATGGCAGTTCGCAGGTCTTGTTGGGATTGATGTCGAGGAGGGCTGTGCGTATGTGATTCTTAACATCAAGATTAAATTCAACCTTCATTCCCCACACGCCTAAATTGTATAATCTTCTGAAAGAATGGCTCGATTCGTCTTTTGAATCAATGAGCTGACCTACTACTTCTCTTAATGTTAGCATATCCTTTTACTTTGACACGTTGTCATTAACGCCATCGGGGAGTACATTCCTCACCATATTCAACCTATTCAATATCTTATCAACTATAGCCGATTCAACCGATTTTGGTAAGTTCAGTGGCAAATCAACCAATTCTGTGCCGACAGGAACGCTACCTACCAAAGTTAGGTTCACCGTTGCTGAAACGAGGCTACTTACGTTATCCAAATAGATGTTACCACCCTCAATATAAGCCAACACCATCCACTTCGGAGTTTTAGTCATTTGCTGCATAAACCTGTCCTTATTCCGCATAGGGAATATCTGCGTCTTTTTATTGCCGTTGAAGGCTATATACGCCAATTCGCGCCCTTGAGGTAGTCCGGCAGGTGTATTTGGCATTGTGATATATTTTCTGCCTGTAGCCGACTCTGTTTGTATGGATAGCCCGTTGTAGGTGCATAAGAATTGGTCGTTGGAGTAGACGGACTCACCGAGGCGGTCTTGCTCAAAAGCATCCACCTTAGCTTGGTAGGCGACTTCCTGTGCAACGTACTCAGCAATTTGACGCAGGGAATAGTTTGCATTATCGCTGCGATAATTTTTGTAGTACCCTGTTAATATAAGTTCTGCGAGTTTACCGTAGCTGTCCGCCATTTTATTTGCATTTTTAACAAATATAACATATATTCGTAATAGAATTTAAAGCTCATGCCGGAGCAATCGAAAAGACATTTCAGCCCTTAGTGGGGGATTCCGCGGCATCGGATGAACTCGCTAAGGGTTTTTTAATATGGAAAAAGTATGTAGTAAATGTAAGTTATTATTGGATGAATCTATGTTTTCAAAAGATATAACTTCAAAAGACGGAATAAGATATACATGCAGGAGTTGCTATAGGGAAACTTATAAAAATTCAAGACAGCCTAAAATGGAAATTCTTTTAGAAGGCGAAATTTGGAAAGATGTAGTAGGGTGGGAGGCTTTTTATGAAGTTTCAAATTTTGGAAACGTACGCGGTAAAGAAAAAATAGTCAAAAATGTAAACGGGGTTAGAAAATTAGATAGATTAATCCCAAGAAGACCATTAAAGCCTCAAAGCAACCATTTAGGGTATAAAAGTGTTAATTTATACATGGATTCAAAAATGACAAAAAAGCCAATACATCGTTTAGTATCAGAAGCATTTTTGCCTAATCCTGAAAATAAACCTTGTGTGAATCATAAGGATTTTAATCCATCAAATAATCATGTCGATAATCTTGAATGGTGTACATATCAATATAATTATGACTACTCGAAAGAAAGAATAATTAATAGCATGGCAAAGGGGGAGGATCACTTTTACGCGAAACTGACCTCCGACGAAGTAAAACAAATAAAAATGCTTAAAGGAATTATGAGAAATTGCGATATAGCAAGAAAGTTTAACGTGTCCCCTCCAGTTATATGTGATATATTAAATGGAAAGGCTTGGAAGCATATTTAACTCGCTATGCCTCCATTCTTACTATTCGCCGTAGCATATCCTTCTAATTCTGAATCTTTCAAGAATGCGCCCATATCGGTTAAGAACATATAAATTATATTGTCTATGTCGATGTCCAACCAAACAGGGTCAACACTTGTTGCGGAATCATAAACCTGTCGTGCGTTAGTAATACTCGCAACTTTAAATGACCATCCCGTACCAACAGGTAACGTTCCCGTCAGCGTATCGCCAACTTTATATTGAAACCCGCCATTGGTAATTGTTACAGATGTCACAGCCCCGCCCGAAACCACTACTGTGCCACTTGCGCTATTGCCTGCGCCTCCTGTAAAGTTTACATTAGGGTAAGTGCCGTTCGTATATCCACTACCGCCAACAAGCGTATTCGTAGTGCTAATTGTGCCATTCAACGTATACCCCCAATAACAGGTAGTCGGATTCATTAGATACGTCAATGTAGCCGATGTTAATGTAGTTGGATAGAATTGGAAATAATCCTCATATTCCACGTAAATAGGAAACATTTCGGTTGGATATTCATAATAGCTGAATAGGTTGTCTGCCAAATCCTGTTTCTCAACACGTCTGACAGCCGTTGGAGTAGTTCCTACTGATAAGATGTAGTACGAAAATCCACTCCCCGTTCCGCCAATATTTGTAGCAAGGGCGCTTAGTGTATCGCCGGGTTTATATCCCGTTCCATTTGTTGTGACCCGAACTTGCGTAGCCAAACCGCCTGCTATCGTTATTGTTGCTATCGCGCCAGTGCCGCTGCCGCCAGTTAATGGGATGCCAGTGTATACGCCGTTAGTGTATGCCGTTCCCGCTGTAATGCTACCATTTATTGAACCCCCATTTTCATACATTATATGACTAAGTGAGTCTACAAAGAACAAATCGGTAGGCTTTGGCGCGTGTCCATTTGCGTCGATGGTTAATATCTGCGGCGCTGAACTGAATTTAGATAGTGAAGAACTGACTTTTATTGTAGATGGATAGGCGATGCGAGGTACAGGATCGCCATAACGGTACTCATTCTGGTTGCCATAAAGTTTTTGATAATAGCGCCTTTCTGCGAACGGAAAATTTTGATTGAAATTGACACTTGAAATCGTCCCGGTAAATCCAGACTTAGCTGAAAGCGTCAATGCCCTTTGAAAAACTTGGTCTACCGTCATAGTCCAAATATAACAAAAACAAGTAATGTTATTTTGTGTTGAGATTATATGAGCATTTTACCAATCTACATTTGGATAAGCACGATAGTGTTTACCATAATCACGATTCTACCGTTTGCTGCGCCAACGTTTGTATTTCATTGGGCTATACGCGCCGCTTGTGCAGTGCTTATGGTATTAGGATGGGTGTTGTTAATAAAGGATTTTATTCACTAAGCGCACGCAATCCCGCCTCATACATCATTTCCTTAATAGCCAACGCCGGACTACCCGGTGCTAACCGTTTCAATGCCTCAATATGATATTTAAGGTCTTTGAGGTGGTTGCGGAGGGTGAGGTAGTGGTTATTCATACAACCCATATCCGTCTAAATGTATTCTATTTATTTTAGACACATCATAAGATTGTGGCGATGGCGTTCTCCATTCTATTTTATTGTTAAGCGATTCATTTTTTAATTCATCGTAGAACTTTTTAGCCTCATCTTCGGTATCAAAGGTGTACTTGCCTTTAAATCCTTTTATTAATTTGGCTTTGGTGAACTCTAACTTGGCATTTGGCTTTTTCATAACCCATATTGCTTTAAAACCAAATCTACAAATTAATTATCTTTAATCAAAATTTAAAGTCATGGCAAAAGGAATGGGGTTCAAAGCAGCCCAAGCATCTGTAGAAAAAGAAGGTTACGGGAAAAAGGCTGCCGGAGCCATCATAGCAAGCGCAAGCAGAAAGGCGAGCCCTTCAGCGAAACGGAAGAATAAAAATTTAAAGAAGGTATTGGGTAAGCCTAAGAAAAAATAAAGCCCCAAATTTCTCCGGGGCTTTACCAATTAATCTTCAATCATCTTTCGCAACTGATTATATAGGTCAGTGGCTTTTTGGTCATTTCCCATCACCGCTGCGGATAGTTCCTCAATGGTGCTGTCTGTCCTCAAGTCGTATACTGGCCTGTCAGCTTCAACTAAATACACATGGCCGGGTATTCTCGTGTCAGATATGATATTCTGACCAAGCGCCGTCATAAAGATGTATTTATATTTGTTTTTAGGGTTAACGAACTCGCGACGAAATATGCCGGGATTGCTTCGTGCCTTCGTGATGAAATGCTTACGTATAGCCTCGTCAGTTTGCGCCAAGTCTATTCCGAAAAAGTACGCGAGTGCATACATTTCCTGTGGCGTGGCTTCTCTTGCAGCTTTCTCTGCCTCAAATTGCTCGTCCAATTGGCTCAGCACTTCTTTATCGATCTTATCCTGATCCAACAACCTGTACTGATGCGGCACGTTCTTTAACGGCCTCTTACAACCCTCGAAAGCATCATTCAGCATAACAGCCTGCAATTTGGTCTGTTCATGCTCAAATACGCGCAATATCCCATTACGGAATACGATGTCATTAAGGTTGCTTGCAATTTCTTCTTTGGTAGGTTCGGGGTCTATCTGCTCATCTACCCATATGGTTGGGAAGCCATGAAGATAGCGCCATCTTCGTGACGCGCCCGGTTTTGCACCTTCTCTTGGGACATACGTTGCGTCCCATGCTAATCCTGAATTGACTACAGCGAAGAAAGGCTGATAGGGTGATAAGATTTCCCCGCCTAAGTCGCCCATCTTTGCGGAGATCGGCTTTTGCTTTTCGTGGGTTCTGATAAGTTGGAAAATGTACTCTTTGTGCAGGTTCGGAGCGTTGTTAATTCCTGCGATGTCCGGTTCTGCTGTTCTTTTAACGAAGTTCGGATTTCCGCGCTTCTTTTCGATAGTTGCCATTTTAATTGTTTGTATAGATTAAGTTAAAAGGGACAAGCTCACTTTCCTGCCCCTTTGATAGTATTACTGTTTGTAAGTAGTCAGGTACTGAATCGCGCCGTACAGTTTAACACCAAAGTAAGCGATGTTATGGTACGATTTGTTAGCGATAGAACCGTTCGGGTTATCTGCATAACCACCTGATTGCCACATGTGCCATTTGTTAGCACCGCCAATCTGCTGATAAGTCAGGCAGAAACGAGGTACGATGACCTGTGTTTTCTGATCTTGACCTAAGCCAGTGGTTTTGCCTCGTGGAACCCATAATGACAAGTTGGACTGAATACCAGTACCGCTTGCGCCGAACATGAACTGTTCGTCGAAGATTTGGTAGTTGGTTAAATTCAGTTTACGATTGTACATGGTGATGCTTTTGAAATTAGCTTTGATGTCATAACCACCCATAGGCGAGCCTTCTGCGTAGATAATAGCGCCATTGTTAATTTCATTGGCGATTGAGTTCTGCATGTCTTGGAACGGTAATTTCGCTGCCAAAACATCGTACTCTCCAGGAGCGCCTACAGCCGATAACATACGGTCAACCTGAGCCATTACAGTTTGAGTACCGAACTGGCTATAGTTTAAGGTCTGACCATTTGCGGCTACCTGTGCTAATACACCGTCAGATCCGGACTCATCATAAGGCAGGTTATTTGCCTGTATGCCGTTCATTAAGTTGTACTCGCGTTGCAGGTATTGACGCAACTCGTCTTTCTGCTGCTGGAAAGTAAACCATGCGTGTGAGCCGTTGCAGGAGAACTCCACCTTTTCCATCATCGCAAGGTCATCCAAAGTGGTGTCCCAGCGAAGTTCGGTGTTGTAGTTACTGTAACGGTCAACGGTAGGGATGATAGTTTCGGTAACATCCGAAGAACCACCTACCTGATAGAAGCCCATAGAAAGTAATTCTTCACCTGCTGCTACGGTAGCTGCTTGTGTAGAAACAATAGGGGTAATAGAAAATGTGTGTGCGAACGGAGTGGTACGGTTCACTGCGGTACAACGGGTAATGATACCTGTCTGTGCGCTACGAAACTCCATACCTACTGATGGAAGTGACAATGTACCGTTTGACCAGTAGTTACCTGCGCCTACAGTTACAGTGATACTTGCGCCTGCTGCGCCTGACACTGCACCTGCTGCGGTGACAAAGTTCAAAGCACGACCGTGTTCTTCGTACCAGCGTACCTGTTTGTTGTCTGATTTTTCTTCATTACCTGCTAATTCGTTCAAGCCGATATAGGGGGTAAAGCCGAATTTTTGTACTATCTCACCAAAAGCCGTAACATTGATTACGTTAAGGGAGTTGATTAATCCGTACCGGGTGACCTGCGGGGCGGAGAAACTTGCGGGGATGGTTGATGCTGCCATTGTTGTTTAATTTTTTTTACTTAGGGTTTAAATGTCCGAAGCCCAATAAGCCAATGTCGGCTTGTGGCGCTGTGACTGTTGTTGAATTGTTTTGCGACAGGTCAAGGTTCTTGATCTCTGCCACTGTTGATTTAGTCCCTGCGGTCTTTCCTTGAGTGTAGGCGTTAGATATGAGTGTAGCCATTTTTTTCAATTTCAGCACATCCCCGGCTATCTTTGAAACATTTTGCTTACCTTCTTTATCTACCCATCCCAATTCTTGCAGGATTTGGTTGCCGTTCGACTCCTTTAACAGCGTTGACATTTCTTTTCTTTCCGCATCGGACACCTGATAAGAGACATCCTCGTCCCCAACTTTGTAGGTGAAATCCTTTACTTCTGGAATGCTGCTGTCAACGTATGCCTGCCAATCTCTGCGTCCCTGCTCGATTGCTTCAGGTGTTGGTTGGTTATCTACTACGACTTCCTGTTGTTTTATTTTTGGTAGTTTAATTTCTTTTTTTGCTGATTCCAATGCAGCGCGAGCCTCTACAGCATCCAGCTTCAATAGCTTCTGATTGCGCTCTACAGTCTTATTGTGTGCCACTGCTTCGGCGTACTCCTCACTGTCTGCGTCGAGGACGGACAGGTCAATTTTAACCACATCGCCATACTGCATCTCTATTTTAAGTGCCGCATCTTCATCCGAATAGTGTGGATTTGATTTCAGAAGGTTAGCCTTGATAGCATCGTAGTCGGACATTTTCTTATAGTCTCGGTGCTTTTCGGAAAGGTAGTTGAGTAAAACGTCCTCTTTCCCTTCCATTAAGGCAGTGAAAAGCTCAGAGGTATATTCATCCATTTCAGGATACTTCTCGACTATTTTCTCTACCTCCTTAATGACTTCAACTGTTGTCGGTGCGGGAATCTCTGCGGGTACTTCAAGTGTAGGTTCAGCCGCAGGAGTTTCTTCTGTTACTACTGGCGGCGTTACTTCGGCAGTCACTTCAGCCGGAGTTTCGATTGGTGTTTCCGGGGTGTATACCGCGTCGGGTGCTACGGGCGAAAACATTGGTTCGTTTGCCATAAAATTGTTTTAAATTATTCGTACGCAATTTAAAACAATTATTGATGTACTTTTCGAGTTGCTATTTTGAGCCAGTTATCCCCTGCGCCTTATCGTACGCCCCTATATCAGTCCCATAATCCTTCACCTGTTTCCCTTCTGGTGTAACAATTGTTATCTGCGCTGTAGGGAAACGACTACTTAGAGTTTTAGTTCCAGGCCACCCATCGACTTTGCTGATTCCAGACATCAAATCGCCTTCCGTCTTAACGCCCTCGATCGGCGCGATTCTCCCCGCTTTCCACTGATTGACCAAATTAGTACGATAATCCTGCAATTCCTGCTGCACACGGGGGACTATATCAGTTGGCAAAGCGTCTTTGGGGTTGGCTAAGTTGAACTTTTGTAAGAGACTCATGCCAACCTGTTTATTGCGCTGATCCAAAACAGGATTGTTCTTCATATTATTAGCCTCAACAAAGCCTATGAACTTATTCCATTTAGCCTTGTCTTGAGCTGTTAGCGGTTTCGGTTTTTCTCCGTAATTGTCTAATGGTGTCATATCATTTAATTTAGTAACTTTACGCTATGAGATTCACACACAGGCATCGTCATCGTTTCAGCGAAAACCTTTATGTGCATATCAATGGTAAAGAAGTATTAACAATTAAAAACATTCAAAAAATGGCAATCATTTCAATTAACGTAGACGACAACCAAGCAGATTTGGAAGCCCTAAAAGCGAGAGTTCAACCCGCTGCTGACGCTTTAACAGCCGCTATTACCGAACTGCAAGCAGTTGCGACCGAATTTGCAGACTTTCAAATCACATTTACCGCTTCGGTAGCGCCTCCTCCGCCTTCAGCGTAAGAAATTAAAGCCTCGCTTGCCGGGGCTTTTTTATGCCGCTTGCCCTTGCTCCGGTTGTTGCTCTTGCGGCTGTTCCTGTTCCGCTTGCTGCGCTTCTGCCTGTTGCTGCTGAACACCTGCCGCCTGTGCCATCGTTTGTAAATAGTTCATTGCGTTGGCGTGGTCTATAGCGTGCTCCAACGGCAAGCCCTCAAAAACAAACGAAGGCAACGTCGAAATGCTTCCTCCTGGCTTAGCCAGTTCAGCCGTAACCAAATTAGCTTTTAATATGCCCAAGAACTTGGCATTTTCCACCATTAATTGCGTCTCCCTCTCTCTCAAATCAGCCGCCTCTTTCTGCGTTGCCGTAAACTGCGCCAACTGAAGTTCGCCCTGCGTCTTAGCTTGTGCCCCTGCAACTGCTGCCTGCGTATTCTGCTGACTGAGCGCCATCTGATTCTCCTGCATCGTCTTCTGCCGCTTATTAATCCGCTGCGACATCACATATGAAGCCCACTTAACGTTAGTTACTGCCAATTCCCGTATATCAAGCGCATCCGAAAACTCAATCTTATCATTAGCCAAGGCCGCCTGAATATTATTCTCCAAAGCAACCTGTTCTGTATCGCCAATAATAGTTTTTATCTGAATATCAAAGGCTGTTTGCCCCCAATCCGGCGTGGCTTCCAATTTCAGATATTCGACCTTGCCCGTCCCCAACGCCTGCCTATACCCATCGTAAAATTGTACGCCCCATTTCTTGCCGTACATAAGAATATCCCATCCGCGTAGCTGAACAACTTTGCTCGTGCGTTGCAAAACGTTTAGGAATGAATTGTAGATATAGTTAGAGGTGCTTTCGCCAGTCTGCTTAGCCTCCTGTAACACCTTCTGCCCCACAGCTTGGTTGCGGATGTTGCCACTGTCAAGTTCGTTGGAAATAATGTTGGTGATGACGAGCAACTCGTTTTGCTTCAACTGTTGCAACGCTTCCAACTTAGGGCTGAACGGCACTTGGTTAGCTTGTACTGGTACGCGCCTTTGTCCACCCTCTATCCCCTCATCCGGTATCGACTTATAGTAACGTATACCCGTTTGCTTGTATACCTCATATAAGCCCTGTGGTGACATTGTAGTATTCCCGCCATCTAAAGATATGTCAGACATCAATGCGACGTCTATATCGTACCCATCCGGTGCTGCTGCGGCAACTATCTTCAATTGCTGCAATTCATACAGCGTCATCTTCTTAACAGAAGGTATGAGCTGTTCCATCAAAGGCTTATTGGACATTTCCGTATTGTCGTACATATATACACAATACTGCGAAATGATTTCTTCCAAGTTCTTTTCAGGCTTCACCATGTTCTTGGACAACCCCCACCGCAAAACGTGGTTGGTGTCCATGATATAAACGCCAGTATAGGATACATAATAGGGCGTCGATTCCAATTCGCTGACGTCTGCATTGGGGTTGGTTACCTCATCCACAATAGACTCCCGGCCAAACTTATTGGTGACAACTGACTTTTTCATGTTGTACAGCGTCTTGAAATCCATCTCGACAACTGGTACGCGCCATGCATCATAAGGCCGCGCTATACTGGTATAGTAAAGTGGCGTCCATGTGAATCCCCACATTGCAGGGTTCCCGTATTGGCCTACAAGGGTATGAGAGAGGTTATATAACTCCTGCTCATCTACTTTTCCGGGATAAAGTAGGCGAATTTCCATGATGGACAGGTAGTATATCTCGCCCAAGTACTGCCAATCTCTAAAGTCGTTCCACTCGCTGTAAGAAGTGATAAGGTTTTCGGGCTTGATGCATCGTATCTTGATTCGCCCAGTTCCGTCAACATAGGTCTTTGTCCCGGCTATTCCGCAATTAATCAAATCATCTAACAGTCTATCCTTCACCACATCAGTAAAGCCATTCTCATAGAAAACGATGTTGATTAGGTTTTCCATGATGACTTCTTCGCGCTCTTTGTAGCTGAAGCCAAACTCCATATTGATGTCGGCTTCGGTTTCAGGATCGTTATCACTAAACTCTTCGGTCTGAACGCCCGATTGTTGCTGAACGGCTTGTATATCGTCCTTGTGTTTTAACTTGAATAATGCTGTTTGCTTGGCCGTGTCTCGTTTGCCCAAGGTGAAGAGATCGACCGCATAGCACTGAATAAGTTCGTCGCGCTGGTTGTAACGATCTTTTAGTCTATTAAGATAAGGCTTAAGTATGTTCAAACTATCGTAGGGAAGATTTAATACCGAAAACTCGCCGTCAAGGTCAAGGATGTCTTTAAATTCATCCATATTATACTTACCCAACGCATAGGAACGGTTGTAGTCAAAGCGTTGTTTGCGTTGGAGTCTGGATGTACCTAAATAGCCTGTTTGCCACTGCGCGGCAGCCGCTTTCATCATTTTTAACCCATAAGCCTCAGTATCTTTTTCAGAATCAGAATTTAACGGATTGATAGCGGCTGATACTTCATTCATTATTTGTCAATTTAATCCAAATATAATGTTTTGTACGTTACGAATTTTTTACTACCTTAGTATTGCAAATCGTGGTTCAGCATGATTAAAGAAATTAAACAGTCCTGTTTGGGATTGAAGGCTGAACACTTCAATTCTGACGGGACTTCTTTTTTATATGAAAATTTGTACGAAATGTAAGGTAGAAAAGGAATTAAGTGAGTTTAATGTTAGCTTAGATAGAAAAGATGGGTATTATAATAGATGTAGGTTATGCGTAAACATTACTAATTATGAACGAAAAAATAAAGTTTACGCAGGAGTAATTACTGAACCGCTTGTATCTTTTGAAGGAGAGGAATGGAAGACGGTAGAAAATTATCCTGATTACATGATAAGCAATTTTGGCAGAGTTTACAGCTATAGAAAATCTAGGGGGTATAATGGCAAGTTTTTAAAACAAAATAATTGTGGCGGATATTTAAATGTTGGGCTTTATGGAGATAACAATAAAATGAATACCGTATTAGTTCATTTATTAGTTGCCAATAGTTTTGTGCCTAAAATAGAAGGCAAGGAATTAGTTAATCACATTGATGGGGATAAATCTAACGCGCATTATTTGAATTTAGAGTGGGTGGATAATAGGGAGAATTTATCCCATGCATTCTTGACAAAAAATGTAGCCTCAAAATACACGGGGGTTCATTTAAGAAAAGATTTAAATAAATGGATAGCTGCAATTAGAATAAATAAAAAACTTAAACATTTAGGGGTATTCTTAAATGAAGAAGATGCCGCCCAAGCCTACAAGGATGCTCTTATAGAGTATGGGTTAACTAACAAATATGCCTAAAACGGTATTTTATCACTAATTGGATCATGATATTTCGATAAATCAATATACCCTCCATTAGCATCCTGCCTTTTCTGGCTATTCTTAAACTTCAGGAACTGCGGCGTACGCGTATCTTTCTTAGGCTGTTCACCTGTCTCCCATCCGCCTAACAGCGCCATAGAGAAAGCAATTACCTCATCTGACTTGGTACGGTCGTTCACATCGAAGTCGATTAATTGGTCAATCAGTTCAATAAAATATATTTTGTGCCAACGGGCGTACAGGTACGATACCAACACCTGAAATTGCTTCTGAAAAGCGTATGGGTCTTTAGATAGCGTCCCCGGTCGCGGTGTATGGTTTCGCTTAGTCGGGTCAATAGCTACCTTTGGCGTCCACATGACATAGTTCCTGAATAGTTCGCGAACAAATGTTTCGTAATAGTCCGGTACGTCAGATTCGTAGTTTACCTTGCACCCGAAGTACTGTAGGATAATCATAACGTTTTTATGGAAATCCTCTACGCGCCTTGTGCGCTGTGCATAGCGTAGGATTGGAAGTCCACTATTTTCGTAGTCATCCGCATTGCCTTTACGGAAGATGTACAGCACACCCATTGATCCCGGCCCTGAAACAATCGTTGCAGCAAACGGGTCACACCCTCCTACAAACTCCTCGCAGTTGAGCGGTCGCCACTGGTTAAGCTCTCCCGGCTTACGAGCATTGGACATAGTTGACTTAGGAAAATCCCAAATGAATGAAGCGTGTCCTTGCGGATCGTCGCGCCACTTGGCTAACCCATCTATGTCGCGGTAGAAGGTGACGGTTCTTCTCAAATTCTTAGGTGCTTTCTCACCTGTCAGGCTTGTTCCATCCAAATATTCTTTCTGTTGCTCTAAGTAGTCGTATATCTCTTGGTCGAATGTGCCGGAGTTTTCAGATACTTGGAAGGCGTGTTTGAGGGTTAATGGGTTTTTACGTTGTGCTGCTTTTAGCTTTTCATCTTTCAGGTTAGCCCACGTAGATAGAATGTACTCTCGCGCCAATTCCCTGTTTGATATACCATATTCATCAACGAAGGGCTGTTTTGTTATTGGATGATGTCCTGAAAAGCCGAAGTCCGCCGGGATGAACAGGTTTGTTAACATGGAGTTTGTACGATTTGTCTCAGGATTAAGGGTTGAAATCATACTATCGTCCCACGTTTTCTTTGCATTCTTGCCACCTCTGCGCTCCATTTCCTCTACGGTGGTAGTGCGTATAGCTTTTCCTACAATATTAGCACCTATGACTAAACAGAACTGTACTACGCCCCATCTTGTATCGGTATTAACATTGACAGCCTTCCCAAACTCGTCTTCAAAGTAAGTATGTAATTCATCGCCATCATACCCGTCTTCTTCAGATGCCCTAAAGTCAATAGAGCTATCTAATACCTCACCGTATACTTTCTTTTCCTTGTTTGTGCTACGTGTTCGCGGCTCACTAAACTCTAACACAGTAGCAGGACGTGTTTCTCCGCTATCAATAGGTTTTAACCAATTGGGCAATTTCTGCCACGACTTAATAAGTTTACTGAACACCAACTTGCCATCGGCATTCGTCTTGGATTGTATACCGCAACGATGGAAAGGATTGGTCATGGTTCTAAAATAAGCCAAGCCAGTAGACCATACTGTTTTACCAAAGCGTCGGTTGGTGATGAGATTACCGCCAGCCATATTATCCATCTGCTCTATCTGCCAAAACCAGAGCGAGGCATAAAGTTGGCTATCAACAAACCTCATCCGCTTGCCTTTATCAGTCCAGTAGTTCAGGAAGAAATAGTAGAAAGGCGTGAACCAATATAGTTCGCCATTGATGAATAGCCAATAGCCGTATTTGAACCGGAGTGCTTCGGTAACTAAAAACTCTTGGGATGGATCGCGATTTCGGTCAGGTTGTACCGTATAAGTAAAAAATTGCTCCTTAGCAGGTAAATTCCAATTAGCAATAGTCTTGTAATCTTTTGGTGGCTCAGGTTGAATTACTGTTATTTCGCCTATCAGTCGCTCGCGATCGAACCTACCAATGGCATCTTTAATCTCCTGAACCGTCATTTCTTAGTGCCGTTTAGTATGATGTCCTGAATATTGCGAACCTTAGCCCCTTCCGACTTCTCTCCCTCGCTACCCTCATCCGCCTGATTCAACTTCTTAATCTTATCAGACTTATCTAATAGCTTAATAACAACTTCGAACATATCTTCGTCGAGTAGATGCTTACCTTTCCCGTTACCTAATCGCCACTCGCGTAATTCGTTGGTATATATCTCGAAAATCTTATTCAGTTCTTCAATCAGGTTTGCGCTTGCTGTTTCCATAATATTCCTTAAAGCTACTAAATAACTTTTGACCTTTCAAACTTGGTACAATTGTCATTGCTTTGGTGCTGTTCCTGAATACTTCTACCCATCCCTCTTGCTCCAAGTACTGCATACGGTATCTCAGAACGCTATAATCCCACCCGAATTGCTTTAATTTAGGTAAAGTCGGGTTCTCGACGGTTAGAATAGCTAATAAAATGGGGAAGATGGTAATATGAATGCCGCTTTCTGCGCAGAACCGGCTTACAACGATGGTATCAGACACCATATCGGCAAATTCGCCTCGTCCGCGCTGTATGGGAACGGTCACTTCTTTTGTAACCTTCTTAACTATCTTAACTTTCTTTATTTTTGGAGGTTTAACAGGTTTGCCAAGTTCCTTTACACACTTATTGTAGCCGTACATGTAGTACTGCTTGCGAATCCGGTGAAGATTTAAGTTCATTGACTTAATCTTTGCCCTTAGTTCGGCTATAACTTCATGCGATAGCTTCTTCTTTTTCGGCATGGATAACTTTTCCTACAATTTCTTCTTTGGTGAGCCGGATGTATCTGTTTGGGTAGATAGTGAACTCATAGTTGTACTTGTCTATAGACAATACCGTGTCGCCAACTGCTATTTCGTCGGCATCGGGCGGTATGTGCGTAATCCGTACCTGCAAGTTCTCTTTTTTGCCACCCAATTCATAGATAAGGCCCGACTGTGTGGTTTGTTCAGGCGTATAAACCTGTTTACCTAAGTAAGTTCCTGGCACAAGCTCCCACGTCCCCGACTCGCGGAATGTGAAAAATACGTAGTCGGCTATGATGAAGGCTTCGTTGGTGACAATGTCGCCGCAGCTGGCCGTCTCGTGCGCCATGTAATGGACGAATAGCCTGTCACCAACCTTATACGGGTACTTATCATTGGCTGCCAACACTGTGCATATCTGCGGTTTCGTTTCGAGATAATTTACGTTCTCCTGTGACTTTTCATCATATGTGTCGCGCCAGTCATCGGGGCGAATTAGTTGAACACCACCAACATCAAAAATCTTATTGTGAGTCGTCTCAAACTTTACACGTATGCGGTTATGGATGCACTTCATGCCTTCAACCTTTCTATTCTTAACAAATTTACTTTAGACAATAATAAATTTTCTTTAATGTAATTCCAAGCCACTTCGTTGCTCTCTCTTAAATAATCACCGTGTTCCAAGTTGCATTCAAGGTATTTTAAGTCGGTAACAACCACATCTGGCAAATTATATTCTGGCAATCCAGTGTTGGCGAACACAGCCGACCCGCAGTAAGCCATTTCCAAAAAGAAGATGTTAGACTTGCTGCGATTAAACTTCGTATTAGCAAGTGGGTAGAATGCTACGCAGGCGTTTTGATTCATCATCCACTGCATATACTCCACCATATTCAGGCCACCTGTATAGGCAATGTAGTTATCGCCGCATCTGTTCTCTAAATAATGAAAACGCTGCCCGAAGAAAACAAATCGCCAATCTTTTTTCCCGTTGACCATATTAATTATTTTCTCTGGTACGCCTATGTCGTACATGTCTCCGTAATGTGAGTCGCCGCCGCGATAGGTAGCTATTTTGTTATAAGTGAACGGGCGTTTGTTACGAACGGGGAAGGCATGATCGTCGTGGGCATTTGGTATAACGTGTATGTTTTTATTATACAACCTGAACGCGCTCTTAATTTCGGGCGTGGATACCCAAACCTCATCAGCTAATGTAATGCAGTCAATAGTGGACTTCTTTTCATGTTCGTATTGGGTATATAGTGGATTCAGCGTACCCAGTGACAACGGGCTGTCGTCCCAATCTATTATCACCGTCTTGTGCCAACGCTTGGCGGTTTTGATAAAATCAATAGCGATTTGACCTTGTGGCCTCAGCAGGAACACGGTGTCGAAAGAATCGAGTAGTTGAAAGTTTAGTATTGAGTCACGGCATTCGACAAGAGTGAGTTGTTTGTCTTGTATATACTCGAGAGGTTTGATTCTATAGAACTCTGAGCCACCGTCAAAGAATTTGTAGTAAAGGATTCGCTTCATTTAAGTGTCCCCCTAACCCATCCCCAGTGCCCTACAACCAGCCACGCCGCTACAGACATAAGAACAACGAAACCTATCGAGGCGAGGATGGCAGGCCAGTGTTGTTTAATAAAGGTCATATTGATTTTCTCCTCAAAACTCTAAGGTGGACAACATTGCATACGAACTCAAAAGCAGAACTATCCCATTGGTCAAAAGCATCCTGAACGGATTGTATGCCTTGAAAATATCCGAAAGGCATGTGAAAGTCACAGCAACAATCGTCAATGACTAAATACCCACCTAATTTTACACACCTTGCGTAGTTATTAAGGTCGGCTAAAGCCCCAGCTTTACTATGATCTCCATCCACATAAATAATATCATACGGACGTGAGTGATATACTTGTTCAATGATTGGGGTTTCAGCACTTCCTCCCACATACAACACTGGCATCTCCAATCCAAAATCTTGATGTATCTTAGTGATATGGGCAAAATAATCATCCTCTGTCCATCCTGTGCCGCGTCCATCAAGAGGGGTTACACCATAGCAGGTAGCATCAGGGCGTAGCATCTTCCACAGTGACATTGTAGCCGCTTTAAAAACTCCCACCTCAAGTAGCTTTGGGTTTTCAGGAAGTGTTTCGAGTAACAATTTCCATAGCCACCAAAACGACCTTTCGCCCATGCCGAATACTTTTGATTCAACATATGTTCTATGGGCGTCGAGCTGTGGGTCAGCGTTAACCAACTCAATAAAATGCTCGTGTATCGATTGGTGGAAGGCTGGCACGTCTTGCCAGTTGTCGCGGAGTTGCTCTAAGGTCATGCTGTAGCGTTTGTGTCTAAAATTATATATTCGCCATCGTATTCTATGGTGTCTATATCTTGGTACTTACTTATAGGATCATATGAATCGAAATTCCATGAGCTTATTTTAACCATATCATTGTCATCATAAGAATCTAATTGCATTTTTAATTCTTTTACTGTCATCCCAACATCTCCTTTACTAATTCATCTAATTTTGGGTCAACCGATCTGCCGTTAGAGTGAACGAATATGGGCTCATTTCCCATTATTTGAACGCGACCATTGTTGTAAGTATATTCGCCTTCGGATATGAAGGAGTGGGAGTTGAATACTAATTGTTGTTTATCTAAAATAGCAGACGCACCCAATGCATTATACCCACTGTTTAATAACAACCAAATCATATTCATCCAAAACTGGTCATCTGTTTCATATTGTGGCTTATACCTATCCATTATTTTCATGAATAATTCAGACGTAGAATAGTACAAACCACTATTTACGAAATTAAATTCGCCTTGTTTTGAATAGGCTGACCTAAATGGTTCTAATATCGGCGGCCACAATCCTTTTTCACAGCTTAGCCTCATTCTATCAGAGCCACCACTTGATTCTAACTTTTTCTCAAACTCCTCCGGCGTACCAAATACCACAACGTCAAATGCATCTGCAAATACGAACCGATCCACTTCAGGATGCGCCTTTAAGTAATTATAGGTTTCAATAAGTTTCGTCCCAAACCCTCTCCATTCAGGAACGTGAATGCACACGAAATCCCACCCATACAGTTCCGCACTTCTTCTAAGGACTTCGGCATGCTCAGGGTGACTTGTGACAGTTATGAGTTTAATGTTTGACATATAAGTTCAATATAAAAGATTTTATGCGTTGCCACAAGCTCTGGTAATTTTTACCATATTTATTATAGTAAACATGTAGTTTTTCCTCATTAAAATGTTGTAACCCACGTCCGCTTCTTTTCCATTGGTAAGCATCCAACTCATCCAAATATTGAACTTCGCCATGTTTAATTAAAGGATGTTCTTTATCTATTGTATGATGCCCCGGACTTCCGTATTCCCATATTTCTCCCTTTTTAATGACATAAATTCCATTCCAGTTAAGAAAATACTCACCACATGTTATATACCCAAACTCAAATAATAATTCTTTAGTTATAAGTTTATGTGGTACTTTCATCTTTTCTGATATAAAGCCTTCTTAACCCCCGTTTTTAAACATTCCCACCCATGTTTCAGCAACCAATCGTGCACACGAGAATGCGTGTAGAAAAAGTCCTCAACGCCAATATCATCGAATACGAATGTTGCACCTGATGGAGTTCGGTAATGGAAAAAATGAACTTCAGAAAGCGCAGCCTCAGCAGTGTGCGGCCCATCAAAATGTATTGACGAATATTGTGTATAGTAGTCTTCGGTAGTAGCATACTTGGGAACGCCATCGCAGTAAGTGTCGAAATATACCAAGTCAGTCATCTTAAAATGAACAAACTCCACCGGTTTACCAATGATATGCGTAAATAAGTCTGCCATGCACTGCTTATACATATCGTTGGTATAATCCAGCCTACATGGTTCTATATTCTCTTTCATTGCGTAGGGGATATTTCCGTAAGGATCGATACCGATGTGGGTTTTGCCGGGGCAGTACTCTACTATAGCGTCCATCATGGTGGCGCTCCCAAGACCAGATCGTACACCGATCTCAACTGTAGGCGCATCTATGTGGGCAGACAAGCGTACCGCTTCGGTTAGAAATTCGTACTCACCGCTGTCTCCTTCTAAAGCCATTTTAATATTAAATTAACTATTGATAATACCAAGGCTATAAATACTATGATACCCGCGTTTTCGTTTAGCCACTTTTTCATCATTCAAACGGATTATAATAAACGTCCAACGTACCGTCCATATACTTATCACACACTATCGAAACCTCATTCATATGTTCGCCAGCCTCGCGCTTCTTCCACTCAGTGAATAACGTTCCACCCTCGTCAAGATTTACTATGCGTATGTTTTTCATGAAGGCGTTCTTAAACCCTGCGCACTCAGACCTAACTGACATCGTGACGTCATCATATCCATATACCCCAGGACTCCACATGTAGCCAACTTTCTCCAACATCTCCGGCTGAAACATCGTGCAAGTACCCATGATGTCCGAGTTCCAAAGCAACTCACCATCCTCAACTAACTCGCCATAAACATCGTCACGCTTTAGGCCAAGTATACCAATCTCGGGATGTTCGCACAGGACACGAACCATGTCATCAACCCAACCGACGTGTCCCGTAGTCCAGTCATCGTCACATTTTATAGCGGGTTCGCCATACTCATGCAACTGCAACGCTAAATTTATATCCTCTGCTGTACCTAAGTTCTTGTCGGGTTCCAATAATGCAAACCACTCTTCTGCCGGGTGCAGGC